ACAACACAGCATTCTGCGTATGAATTTGTTCTTTTTCAGTGTCCGCTCAGGGCGTCTTCTAATAAAAACAATTTCACACACATTCGACTTCAGCAAGTTTGCCAACTCAATCCGATTAACCTTTCTCATTTACTTTACAGATTCCAAACATTCTCTGTTCATTGATGAACAGTCCGTTTTTAAGTTTTCCGTAATCTTCAACTTCAAGATTGGTAATTGGAATTCCCATGTTGTTGGGGAATACTACAATTTCGCCAACCTTTGTATATTTTACATTGGGTCCAATCAGAATGACTTTGCCTTTTCTCCAAGCATTGTGGACTTGATTAATCGGAACGGCGATTCCACCGCGTAGGATGTATTCAGACCCATCTTCTGAACCGTGAATATCACAATATTCAATCAGAATTACATCATCGAAAACCTTCGATAGTTTGTAATCATCCAGACCGAAATCGCTTGGAAGTGCTCGATCTGCTAGATCGATGTGAGACTTTTGAGGAGTTAATATATCTACAGATACTGACATGTAAACATTTAATTACATTTCAGTATTTGTCAACATATTCCATTCTCTCTTTGAATAAAAGTCAGGAACCTGATGCTCGATTTTATCTGATGCCTGTTGTTTTTTGTTTTTCTTCACGTAATCAATTTTACGCTTTTTAACCTTTGGTAGTACATGCTCGAAAAACCTATATGTGTCTTCGTCTGAATTGAAGATATCATGATATGTGTTTGTCGTGGCGTTGATATAATCAACATAGGCTCCATTGCTGTAAAACGAAAAATATCGATTTACCATATAAGGAGAAAATTCATCAAGAGCCGATGCATCTATTTCGGGGGACGGCTTTTCGAAAAGCAAGTGGTTTATAGCGCTGAACATTGTGTAGTATTAGACTCTACCAAGAATTCTGAACTTTGCAAGATCAATCGGCCATTCGCAAGATCGAAAATGTGATTTTTACATCTTGCCATTTCCGATTTCAAATCATCAATGTTCAAGTTTACATCTCTTGTGTTATCTATCCCGCCTTTGCAACTGATTAAAAATTCAAATTTCGAAGATGGTATTATAGTAACATCCCTAGTATTAAAATAATAATTTAAATAGCTCTCATCATTTACAGCCGGTTCGTAATTTTTTGATTTGTTGATCTCCATCAACTCATTCAATTCTGACAACATGTTTAGAACCTTTTCATAACGACCACCAAAAAATGCACCATAACAATAAGTTAAATGTTCTTCTGATCCGCCTAAACAGCAAGATGAAATTGGATTTCTATCGAATGGTTTTTTATATACATCTGGATTATCGGGATCGAATGCCATGTATGTCGAATTTCCGAAATGTTCTCCAGCTACGATATTGCCGCCGATGAACCAATCCCCAAACTCCTTATTTATGTTCGTATCTGCATCAAAATAATAAAGATAATCAACGTCGATATTATCTTTATTGTCTAGTATATTATGAAATTTCGAATTAGTTCCTTCCAACCAGCTATTGTGTTTAGTCTCAAAATATTTGTAATTTATATAGTCTGGTAAGCATTCAGAAGGATCAGAATCTGAAAATATAAAAAACTGTAGGTAGAAATTTCCCTTATAATACTTGTAAAACTTCTTTATAAATCTTATAGCTAAAACTATATAGGCGTTTGTCCCTATGACATAAATTCCAAGTTTTTTCATTTCAATGGTTGTAACTTTAAGTTAGGATTCTCAGTTTTATAAATTCATCTCTATGTATGTCACGGCTATACTCACCATTCATCCAATATTCTGGAACTATTATTTTATTTTTGTTAGTTCCTAAAAAACTACCCCACCACGAAAATGAACTATTGCTACACACTATATTTTTATATTTACTCAATAAAATTAAATCATCTAACGCCGGTCTGGATCGATGTAAATTAAATTTATAGCCTTTAAATTCGTTAGAAATATACTCCGGCGAATCTGAGAAGATGTCTATATTATATCCATCAAATATTTCAAAACATTTGTTGAAATATTTTGTATTACATATTTTATATGCATTTTCTATTGTCAGGTAGTCACCCCTCCTTATATGAAAGGCTACCCTATCAGAATTCATAGAATCTATGTCGGAAGGTGTGTATAGTAAATTTTTAAAATCATCGGCATAATTTTGAAAATATTTCAAAGATTGAAAATATCCATTTAAATGTATATCTTTATCTTTTTCAGGGTCTGGAATCTTAACATATTTATAAGCATTATGCTCTGTAAATTCGCATTCTTTTGATAATGGAATTTCATAGTTGAAGTTTTTAAATATTGTTCTTGAATATGGATCGGATGCAGATTCACCATCATATGGAAAATTTTCAGTATTAATTTTTAAATCTAAGTTATAATCTCTGCAATATGCATATGCGGCAGCAATTTGAAACAATTGATTGCCCAATCTGCCGCGTAATTTTATATAACACTTATTCATAATATTAATATTTCAATCTTGCACCGTGGAATGGATATTCATCATCAAACAAATATCCATTCTGATCTAATGCCATCCATATTTCATTTTGCAATAACAGCACATTTTTAGTTTTACATATAAGGGAAAATATAGATTGATCATGTCTATGATCGATGAAATCAGGGTGATTTTGAATAATTGACGGACTATCATCTATCAGATGATAGTCCGAAGCCAACTTAATCCATGTATTTATTATATCTACAGTATTGGGAGTTTTTTTAATGATGAAAGAGGTCGCGGCTACTTGACCAGTGTTTAAGAACCTTTCAGCATTTAATTGAACCACTAAATCCATTTTACAATACTGACATTCTAAATGAGGCGTTTGAAACGCCAACATGTCTACCTCGCGCAACAATTCTTTATATTCATTAAATCTACGAATGCCTTTTGGATTAATAATGCATCCAATATCGCAATATACTAATATATCCCCGGCCTCCATATTATCCAAACATTTCCCGACTATTGTTGGTTTCCACGACCAATATCCAAACCCTCTAGAATTGGTATTGCAATAATTTAACATATCGGATGATAAATCTTCCTCTCCGAATAGTTTTATATGATCGAAAAATTTTGAATTTACGGCTTCATCATATATTCTAGTTTTAGTTTTAGAATATTTCGAATCTGCAAATGAAGAAAACCAGACTTTCATTTTTTAGCCTCCACATTCAAACTCATAAGCATTCCATTATCTTTATCTAAATGCGGTAGATAACATTGACTGAAATCGTCTATATTAGAATGCTCTGTATTTCTCCAATCATATCTTTGAACATCCGAAAACCCGACATCAATGAGATCATTTTTCAATGTTTCGAAATCCCATCCACAATAATGATAATTTTGTGGATAAGTTTGACCGCCCCATAAAAATCCTCTAAGTATTTTGAGATCTTTATATTTTAAATAGTGATTGCATACCGATTCGATATCAGGAACTGCCAATCTCAAAATTCCACCATCGGATAATACATCATACCAATTTTTCAAAATATTTATATATTCGTATCTATTAAAATGTTCCAACACATGAGAACAATATATCAATTCAATATTTTTATCTTTAAAACTATATAAGTCTTTGATATCCTTAACTACATCGACTCCTTCACTTGGACGGATATCTACATTTATGAATCCCTTTAAAATTTTATCACCACACCCAATATGTAATTTCATATATATTTATTATATATTAGCCAATCTTCCACTGTCAAGTACTTATTTGCTATCTCAAAATTTTGCTTTACATAAGATAGTTTAGAATTATATAACTCCAAGGTTAGACTATTCAAAATACTTTCTAATTCTTCGAAAGTATTAAATATTAAAAGTCCTTCAGGGTTAAAGAAATGTGATATATTTTCACACCCCCAGTAAATGGGAATGGTACCAGTTTTAAAACAGTCTATTATTTTTTCAGTAAAATACCAAGGAGATTTAGTATTTTCTATAACTATAGAAAACATATAATCTTTAAGCGCATCTACTTTATGGTCAACTGGATTATAATAATATCCAAATTTATCAAATCCATTAAAATTATTAGCGATATAATGCCTCAACCTATGCCCCTTTAATTGCATTTTCCCAGATGCTATCAAATTACATATTTTATTTTTTGGATATATATATTGATCATTTGGGGAAATCCAACATCCGCCCCACGGTACAACTTTACTATTGGGTAATTTTAAAATATCTGCATCATGTGTCCATATTTTAGAAAAATTGCTATAGTGTTTCTCTAACCATTCATAATATGGTGAATGGTATTCTCTGGGCTCGATCAACCATGCAATATTATTAGGATTTTTTTCACGATATTCAGTTAAATTGCAATCAGTATATACCACAATATCATCATCTGATATTGTGGATGTTCTATCCCATTCTAATAATAGTGAATTATTGTATGGTGTAGAGAATTCTTGATGACTGAATATAGAATCTTTAATTTTTAGTTTCATATGAAATTCCATGTTTTAACTTCATTTAATAAAGCATTTGTATACATTGATAATATTCTATTATATTATTTAATATTATCATTTATATATGGATTATTATCATAGGCGGTTTCTGTTCTGATATGATTCAAATGGTATAATGGTCCAGAAACTCGCGCAATCTTGTATGCTAATTTGGAATATCTTGTATAAATTTCATTATCTTCATAACCAAGCCCTTTGAAGTTTTCATTAGCTCCTCCCCCATTTATAAAAACATCCCTTTTGAAAAATACAACTCCTCCAACAGAATCGGAATTGAATAAAGTACACTCATTCAATGGTATTTCTTCTATTTTAGAAGTATATTCATGATATTTTTTAGGAACATCATAAAATCTACCATCATAAGGGTATACTATATCATACTCTCCAGAATTTATAAGATTAAATGCTTTTATCAATTGAGCAGGATTCATAAAAATATCAGCATCATAATGTGCTATAATGGGAGCATTCGAGTGTTTTACACCAATATTCAAACCTTTTTGCCTATTGAAGAACTCATCAACCTGATTGAATATATAATCACATTCGTATCTATCCTTTAACTTTGGAGAAGTGTCTGATTCAGTTAAAATAATATTACATTCAATATTATTTTTTAGAAATTCCATAATAATATCTAAATTATTAATTCTATCAACACTATCTACCTTCAAAGATATTATAATATCTAACTTATTCATTTTTTTAAAAATTTTAATAGTTCTAACACTTCTGATTGTGATGTATCTGGAACTCCATTAGGTCCATAAGGTGATATGTTGTGTTTTTTCTCAAACAACTGTATCGATTTTTTTATATTTGAACTCCACTCTTCCATTTTTTTGGAAGTTTTTATAGTTGAAGATTCTTCTGAACAGGCTTGTTCAGTGATATATTCATATGAATTAGCTATATCAGCCCACCACCAGTAAGGAGTTGAATATTTATTCAATGATAATGTATAACTATGCGAAACATGATCAAATGCATTTTTGAAATTTTCATCAATCAATCCACACATTTCAAGAGCTTGTTTTGTATAGTAACAAAACGCTCCGACACAGTGCATATTCAAAGCTATCGAAACATCATCCGCGTAATTTACAATAAGTCTAGGAGTTGGGATTCCTTTAGAAACGCCATTTTTATTCGCGGGGCCATGATAGCCAAACATCATATGTTGAATACCTGATATTTTAGATGCTTTTATGTATGTATGAAAAATACTATCATCTAATATCAACATATCGTCCTCTATTATAAATATATGATCACACCCTTCATCTAAAAGATGCCTCATAGCTATATTTTTAGATTTGGCAACGCCTAAATTAACCTCATTATTTACAAGATAATAATTGTAACCTTCTAAGTTATCAATTCGATCTCCATCATTCACAATAATGAGATCGACGAAATTGCAATATGCGATACTATTTAATAAGTTTTTGAGAAATTCGGGTCTGTTACATGTAACAATCCCAACCCCTATTCGTTCTTCACTTGCCATTTTTTTTAATTTGTTTCATTAATTTTCCAACAGCAGCATCCATCTTCGTAGCCTTTTGTTGGTCTTTGAGAAGAGATTCTATCAACTGTAAATTTTCTTCGCTGAAGAAATTTGAATCGGGTTCGATCAGTGCGCCAGATTCATCAATGAACTGTGATATATAGAATAGCCTGTCATCAACTGTCTTACCTTCAACTGGAATGATCGCAGGGCAATCATCCTTTGGATAAAATATATCAGTCTCCAAGTTTTCTGAGTAATGCTCATATAGTTGAGCGAACACGCCATCAACTTCCTTTAGGTGTTCAAGATTTACATCACGGATACCATCATCTACAACTTTAATTTCATCATCGAATGGCAACCAAAAAATAATATCAAGGTGCTTCATACTTTCTCTAACCAGCGATATACTTGCAGCAGTAACTTCATCTGAAATTTGATCATACGAGTTTGCAACAAGCGTGTACGCCAAATTATCCCAAGGACATCTATCATAAATGATGTTGGTATCTTTCGGGATACTTTCCTGCGTTTTTAGCATCCAATCCAAAATTAATAACTGGGTTTCTTCATTTGTATTTGAAGAATGTTCCAAATTATTCTCTTCGAGAATATCTCGATATGTTTTGGCAGGGGTTTCAAACATTGGCCATTTTTGCATGAAAGCTCTTACTAATGTTGACTTCCCTGAATTTTGGGTACCGCTAATTGCAATTCTCATATTTTTAATTTATCAAAGATTATTCAGATTTCAAGAACATTTCCCAATCTTCTAGAAAATCTACGAAAACATATCCATTTTTCGGTTTTGTTGGTGGTTTCATCAGCTTCAGTTTCTTTCCTTGTGTTGATACCCAAGCCTTTAAATCGGGATCTGATGGCTTGAATTTCGAAAGATCACACTCATCGAGAAGTCTATCCGCCTTCCACATATTAAGCTCTCTATGGCACGTAATCTGGTTATCCCATGTATTTGCGTTGCCGGGATGTTTTGATTTCGGATATATATGATCCACTGTCATTGTGCCAACGCTCAACTTCAATCCTGAATATCCGCATGTATAGTTATCCCGTTTGAATATGTTGTATTTCGTCGGGAAAATCACTCTTTTATGGGGTATTCCTTCATAGTTTGAACATACCACAACAGATGGCACTCTTACATCTCCACGGATCGTTTTTATTTTTTTGTCATAGCTACGCACGGGCAGCTTCATCCATTCTTGAGCGCTTTTAACGACGTTGAAATACGATATTTCGTCCAGCTTGTTGCCGTTTTCATCGAATTCATAAATCAAGTCCAATGGATATACAACTTCGGAAAAAATATTCCCGAATGTTTTCTTTTCATCACAAGTTCCGACAGGGAAATAGTGCTTGTTTAAGACTAAAATGCCTTTGCTCATTGCATGATGATAATGAGCGGATTGGCTTTGTCAAGTGTATATATTTAGTAAAAAAACCAAATCTAAAAGATTCCACTACCCCTAACAGATTTTGATAAATACTAATGATGAGCGTAAAACGTGCTACGCGAAAGCGTAAAGAAGTGCCGGATCTCGAAAGAGAATTTATGGAGTCATATAAAAAGAATTTCGATTTAAACAATTTGAAATTGAAAAAACACTTCCCGTTTACAGACAACCAAACGAGATGTTATTATACGATAAATGATAACAATACCAACATGGTATTTATTGATGGACTAGCTGGAAGCAATAAAACATACCTGTCTGTATATGCAGCCCTTGAGCATTTGAAAGAGGGTAAATGTGAACAGATCATTTATATCAGATCCGTCGTCGAAAGCTCTTCAAGAAGCTTGGGAGCGCTTCCCGGTGAACTTGATGAAAAGTTCAGTCCTTACACATTACCTCTAATGGACAAGCTATCAGAGATAGTAGATGAAGGAAGCACTCACGCATTGTTCAATCAAAAATATATCAAAGCGATTCCCGTGAACTTTGTACGAGGATTGACATTTCACGATTCATTTGTGATCATTGATGAAGCCCAGAACCTAACTAGAGGTGAATTGACCACAATCTTAACCAGATTCGGGAGAAACAGCAAATACATTATATGCGGTGATGCCAATCAGAGTGACATCAAAGACTCTGGTTTCTCAAAAGTGTTTCAATTATTCAATACCGATCACTCATATAAAAACAACATACACTGCGTCAAATTCGACGTTGACGATGTTGTAAGAAGCCCAATACTCAAGCATATTACTCAAATTTTGGGCGTTTGATCAGTTGTTACCCCAACTAGTTCCGTTGAACCAGTCCAGCCCCCTTTGATTCTCAATCGGGGCTGGTTTTGGTGCAGGGTAATGAATTACTTCAGGCTGAATCTCGACGGGTGGTTCTTCTTTTTGAACTTCTTCTTTTTCAATCTTTCCGAATTCGGATGTTTCGATGGTAGAGGTTCCAAAAACTTTAAACGATTCGTCCTCGATTGCTGATACTTCAATTTTCATATACTCAGCAATATACATGAATAAAAATAAATGTCAATCTAGATTATTGCAATTGATTGCCTTTAGAATCGACATATATCATCTGCTCTTTGCCGGTTGTTGGATCTACAATATAAGCAGAATATATATTTCTCTTAGAAGCCTGATCGTATGACTGGTATTGTATACGTCTCCATGAAGGTTTTTTATTTGCTGCGATCAGACCTGCTTTTATAGATCGTTCAACTTCAGGTGTGACTTTCACCTCTCCGGGATTTGTTTCACCTGTAACAGCACTCTTCACGCCCTTCACAAAATTTTTCGGAGTGCTTAACAATGCGTGTGTCTTTGGAGCAATTGCCTTCATGGCATAATTGCCAGCTCTCCAAGCTCCCCTCGCTGTGTTTTTAAGAGCGTTCCAAACACCTTCTGATAATAGTTCTCTTTGTGAATATTTTTTCATAAATCTACTTCTATGTTTTTTCCAGCAACATTGACTAAACTTACATCGATCAATGCATCGAGTGATTTTTCTATGAAATCTTTACCTATCAATATTTTTTGATTGTTGCTGCTTCTATTACCAACACTAAATGGAATATTCTCAAAACTTCTCTTTCCAATTTTTATGTCGAAATTTACAACAGGTCTTGGCTCTTGCTTGCCAGCACCTATGTTGATTACAATTTCATCAACAAGTTCTTTTTCCAGCGATATGGCATTGACTGTTGTAAATCGGACTAATTTTTGTTTTTTGTCAATTTGAATGTCTTCACCATGGATTACATTGAATGCACCGTTACCGCTGTCGATTTTTGAAGATATTTTTCCAAGACCGTCGATGTATACATCTTCGATCAAACCTATAACATACTTCTCAAAAAAGAACTGGTCGAACTTTATCATGTTTATTCTCCGCAACCACAATTGGCGTAATCTGCTTTGGTAGACAATCTAAAATACACATCGCTTGTATAGTCAGATGCTTTGGTGATCTTTGCGGCCATCCATTCTTCGAAATCCGCGTCTTTTGACATTTCACTCAAACGATTTGCAAATTCAACTAATTTAGCCAATTCGCTTCTGATCATATCATTACGTTCTGTTGTCGCATAATCGTCGTGATCATCTTCATGAGAATGTTCTTGATCAATTTCTAAAGGCTCATCTGTATCAAATGACATCACCACAGCACCTCCTTCAGAATCATCCATGTCGTTAAAATCAGCGTTGTCTGAATAATCATCATCGTGAACCTCATAATCTTGGTGTTGCTCGTCTCTGTCTTCGTCATCCTGAGATCCGAAGTTTGTCATATAATTTTCCCAAATGAGGGAGTGTTCTTTTAGTTTGAAGTCCATAATGTTATTTAATGTTTCCAAGTAATGTTCTCATCTCATCAGGCATGTGAGGATTCATTATTTTTTGATACTGCTTGTAAAACTCACGACCATTGACTTGTCCGCTCTTTAATGCGTCATCAAATGCATTTGCAATTTGATCTATTTGATCTTTGTCTTCCAGATTGCCAACAGCGTCTAAATACAACTTGCTCAATTCGAGAATGCTTTTGATGTATTCATTTTCCCCTTGTTGGGTCATCTTCAACGATTCTGGTGCAGCGGGGGGTTCCGCTGGCGGTGCTTCTTCTGGAGGAGGTGGTGCCGCCATTGGATCAACAGCGCCTTGTTCGTCCTGCTCTTTTAAAATTTTGTAGTAAGAGCTTATCAAGCTTAATGTTTTGCTTTTCATATTAATAAGTTGAATTTATTGCGTTTGTATTGACTGCTTGCAACCCTTTTTTAATTCTTTCCGATCCTTTTTTATAAGCTTGTATGGCATCTTTTGCCAACTTTTGCCTCTCCGCGACTGCTCCTTTAGCTGCTTGTGCAGAAGTTCCAAATAATCTAGCGGCCATTCCTTTCAAACCACTGGATGCAGTATCTGCAAGTTTTTGAACTTCCTTATCAATTTCATATGTACCAGTTCCAGCATTTATACTTTCGGCATCTTCTTCTTCCGAATTGAATCCTTCAGAACCTTTCAATTGCAAAACGTAGGTTTTGTTATTTTCAACATCATCTATGTAAAAATTACCGTCTCCACTCATTCCAAATTTAACGCCAACACCTTTTAAAAATGATTTAAAATCATGTAAATCCGTAAAAAATTCACTATTTTCTGGATTATATTCCTCTACGAGATCTAAAAACTTACTCATGCATAATATTTAGACAAATAGGCACAGCTTGTTTGTAAAATCTTGGAAATAAGAATCATTTAAGAATTTATATCCGTGCTTTTCAAAATATTTTTTGACATGTTTGTATGATTTGCATTTTCTAGGCTGATTTAAAAAGTTTTCAATCATTGTAACCGTTTCACAGTCCCCGTTTTGAAAATTATCAAATATCGTGGTCATATCATGACAGGTTTCAAGTATGTTGAAGCCAAACATTGTCTTCAATTTTTTTACAAGCCTGTTTCTAAACGCATCCTTTGTCAAGATATTGCTGTATATATTAAGTTTTTCTGTTCTTTTTCGACTTTTTATAAATTCCACGAATGTTTGTATGAATTCATTGGTGTATAAACGAACATTATTCTTATTTTTAAAATTAAAATCGACTTCCATCGATAGGGATGTCAATAATTTTGCAAAATTTCTGTTGGTTTGCTTAAAAATCTCATCAATATCCAAAATTTCTTGATTTCTAGACTCAAAAATCATAGATGTTACGTAATTTTCAATGTTTTCTAGGTTGACAGGCATAAAAATTAAAGTTTTTGTATTTTTCTTTCAGAGATTTTGGAACAGAATTGATCCTGACATTGATGATTCCATTGTATGAAGAATCATCGAACAAAACATTGTGACGCATTTGCTCCAACATTTCAAGGAATTTCATTTCCCATTGTGTTTCGCACATATGTATCACCTCTTTTTCAAAAAAGTCAAGCCCATATTTAGCAATATCAGCTTTTAATTCCTCTGAAGAACCCCAATATTCTTCAACATTATTGTCGATATATGCTATACGATGACGCTTTTTACCCTTTAAAGGCTTTCTTTTGACACGTTTTAGCAGTTTTTTACACCCAATATAGTATTTTTTCTCACTTTCTGGATGATTATTGCGCACTTTGTACACAAATCCATGATAATTATCAGTACATTCAGGCATTCCAATCCATTTTGACATACATTAATTATACAAAGTATGATATATATCAATAAAAAACGGATTACTATCGTAATCCTTTAAATGACATTACACCTGTATTACCTATATTAGTACATATATAATATATATTAATAATAATAGGATCTTAACCCACCCACCTCCCTATAATTATAATCATTATATTCAAATGTCAATGGGTGTATAGGTAATAAATCAAAAAATATTACATTTTCTTATTCTTCTTACCATTTTTCTTACTCTTAGCACCTTTTTGATGTTTTAAAGGATCGAATATATTGTTTATTTTATTTCTTCTACTAATCCCTAACACTTTAGGAATAACAGTAGACCCAGTTGCATAACTATCAGTGTTTTCAATAGAACCGCCTTCTAAACCGGGACTATCACCAAGAACATCAGCAGCCATCATGTTTTCAATATACATAGATTCATATATATCTTGTAATTTATCCATTTCATGTCTTGACATTCTCATATCTTTATTTACTATAAAAGATATTTATGGATGTTTTAGAGAATAAAAATGATTTGGTCAAACGATATCGTGATTTCGTATCGGATATTAATGACCTTACACTACGCGATAAATTAAATCAAGTGCCTAGTGAAAAAGCATATTGGGCGCAGATTCTTTCTGATTATGAGAAGGCTTTATACAAGCTCCAAGTAAAACAAAAGACAATTATTAAGGATTTAAGCGCTAAGTTGATTGAAAAATCACCGGTAAATCTAACAAAGAGTGTGTTGGATGGGGTAAAAGATGATGCATCTCTCGATGGTATCAATTCTGACATACATGAACTGGAACTTGCTATAAAACATTTCTCTAGAATTTACGAAAATGTTAAATACATAGCAAAAGATTTCGAAAATATATTGAAATATAAACAATTACAAGATTCCTGACCTTGATAACGTTCCATTACGATAGCAATACTAGAAAAGGCCAGATCATTTGCGACATGGTTGTAATGACTCTTCTTAAAAAGAAGTTCAGTGTCAAAAATGAATCTGCAAAATTCATGAAAAAATTTGGAAGAACCATTCCAGATAAGAAATTTGCTATCGATAAGATGGGAAGATTCGATTTCGGCTTGTATAAGGATATTTTGAAGTTTCTGAAGGATCAAAACTTCAACACTATAGATTTCACAGATGAGTTCAAAACACACTTGCGATGTGGTATTGGAGTGGATGAGATTTTTGACGGTTTTGCGTACCCTCACAGGGACTTTCAGAAGGAAATAGTGTCTTTGTGCCTAAAACACGGTAGAGGCACTGTAAAGAGCGCTACAGGCTCAGGAAAGAGCTTCTGTGTAGCATCTCTGATTGAGAATTTCTGGAGAAACAGAAAGAGCAGATCATTCAAAGCATTGGTGATCGTGCCGGGAATATCATTAGCTTCCCAATTAGTGGGTGATTTCTCTGATTACAAGGTGAATTTCACTTACAGCAAGTGGACAGGCACATCAAAACTTGAAGATACCGACGTTGTAATAGTCAATAGTGAGAACTTGACATCTAAAGTCAAGGACAACCCTTGGATTTATGATGTTGATTTATTGATAGTTGATGAGTGTCACCGTGTCACCACAACCAGCAAGCTATCAAAGATCATCCCGAAGTTCAAAACACCCAACAGGTTTGGTTTTACAGGAACATTTCCAAAGGATGTTTACGAAACTTGGAAAATAATAGGAACATTCGGTCCTCTGTTGTTCGAAAAGAACAGCAAAGATCTGAGAGATGAGAAAATACTAACAGATGTTAGTGTAAAAATGATAAAACTCATTCATCCAGAGATGAACAAGCCTAAAAAAAGCAAAAAGAAGGATAAAACTCCAACGGAAGATTATAATAATGAGCTTTCATTCATATACAATTCATCTTCTCGAAATAATATAATCAAAAAATTAGCAAAGGGGCTTTCGAACAACACATTGATTCTGGTAAACCATTTGGAACATGGTGATATTTTATATGAAAACTTGAATTCCTTGGAAGGAAAAGAAGTGTTGTACATAAAAGGTGATGTGGATATTCAAAATAGACTCGAAGGCATCCAAAATATGGAAACTTCGGATAATATTATATGTATAGCCATGAGTAGTATATTCTCAACTGGTGTAAATATTAAAAATCTCCACAATATCATATTCACTGCCGGTGGAAAAAGCTTTATACGAATAGTTCAAGGCATAGGACGAGGACTAAGACTCCATGAGAACAAACAGTCGTTGCGCATATTGGATATAAATGACAATTTGAAATATTCAGAATCACATTCTCAACAAAGAAAAGATATTTACGACGAGGAAAAGATCCCGTGGAGTGAAAAAGAAATAATTTTATGAAAGTAAACAAGGAAGTAATTAAGCAATATTATGTAAAGCCGTCTGAATTTTCAAAACAGATTCAGGAATATTATGACACTGATAAAATGACCAACGAGTTGGCTATGAATATATTGAAAATTGCTGAAAATCTCAGCTACAATTGGAGATTTATAAATTATACCAAATCGTGGAAGGAAGAAATGATTGGAGATGCTGTTATTAAAATGTATTCAGCGTTGGATGGAAAGAAATACAAGCCGGGATTTGGATTTAGTCCATTTAGTTATTTCAACCAGATTGCGTGGAATGCATTTACCAATAGAATAAAGAAAGAAAACAAGCAACACGAAGGCTTGCAAGAGTATAAGCAGATGATGTACGAGCAACATTTAATGGAATCAGAGGGTGATATTTACGTCAAGCAAGCCAATTTTGATGACGATGATTACGAGTATTCAGACGATTGACTTTCGTATTTTTCGGTTTATCATTTGGCAGGTATGATAAAGAAAACTAAAATCGCCATGTTCAGCGATCTCCATTTAGGGATCTATGGCAATTCTGAAAAGTGGCATGAAACCGCGCTGAACTGGGCTGATTGGATCGTTGCTGAACTAACAAGCAAAAAAATCAGCGACATCGTATTCTTGGGTGATTTTTTCGATAATAGAACAGAAATCAGTGTTCAAACACTACATATTGCTTCTATTATCATAGAAAAATTCAAAAAGTTCAATATGTTCATGATAATTGGCAACCACGATGCCTATTATAAGAACAGAAGTGATGTTCATAGTCTTGGAATGGTAAATGGTCATGAAAATATCACATTGGTTGATAAAAATTTGGAATTTAAAGCCTTCGACAAGGCATTTTTGATGGTTCCATGGAATAATTCCCTTCCAGAGGGCAAATATGACTATGTTTTCGGGCATTTTGAGATTCAAACGTTCAAAATGAACAATTTTACAGTTTGCAGCCATGGTTTGTCGCCCATGGACATTCTGAGTCGTGGAAAACTGGCGTTTTCTGGTCATTTCCACAACAGAAATAGTAAAGTATACTCCGAAGGCAGTATCAATTACATCGGAAGTTGCTTTTCGATGGATTTTTCAGACGTTGATAATACAAAAGGATATCACATTTTAGATGTTGAGGATGGATCGGTTGAGTTTTTTGAAAACACCAAGTCTCCTGTCTTTAAAAAGTTCTATACAAGCTCATTAAAATCTCTCGACAAAGAAACAATTGAAAATAACATAGTCAAGTTGCTCGTCGATACGGATATTGAAGAGAAGAAGCTTGAAAAACTCCAAGCAGCCATTGCAAAGCTGCAACCTTGGCAGTTTACGACAGAGCATAACGTCGCTTCGAAAACATTAGAAGATGTCGAAGTTGTTGATTCCATCAATATCTCAGATATGTTCGATGAATTTTATGAAAAGCTCGGTCTGAGTGAAGATCAATTGGAGCGAGTTAAGAAAATCAACGAAGAACTTTACAAATTGAATAAAATTTAATGAAAAAAATCAAATACAACAAATTATCAGTTCAAAACTTTCTTAGTATTGGCAACGATACAATCGAGATTGATTTCAAGAAAGGTTTAAATCTAATAACAGGTGAAAATATCGACAATCCTGAAAGAAAAAATGCTGTTGGGAAGAGCGCACTGATGTCTGCTTACTTTTTTGCTCTTTTTGGAGAGACGATAGGTAAAATTAAAAATGAATACATCGTCAACAACATCACAAAGGGCAAAGGCAAGATTCAATTGCTGTTCGATGTTGAAACTTCAACAGGTACACAGAGTTATAAAATCATCAGACAAGTAAAACCTTCTAAAGTTGAACTTTGGAAGGGTGATGAGGATATAACCAGAGACAGCATTGCAAATACAAACAAATATATCTGCGATCTACTAGGCACCAACCCGACGATTCATAAAAGCTGCGACATTATGACTCTGAGTGAAACAACTCCATTCATGTTGAAGACAGCAGCCGAAAAACGCAAGTTCATTGAAGACATTTTCGGCATTGAGATTTTCGGATTGATGCTGAAGGATTTGAAAAAATACATATCTGAAAATAAGAACGAGATGAACGTATCATCCGCCGTTCTTGAAGAGTTGAACAACTCAATATCATCATATACAACGCAGTTGGAAATGATTAAAAAGCAGATCGAGGAGCGAGACGCGCTATTGGAGTCTAGAAAAAATGAAATTTTGGAAAAGATTAAGTCTGCCCAACTAAAGTTAGACAACCTACCGCCTGATGTTGATCTGAACAAGCTCTCTGAACAGTCGAACAAATTAACAAACGGTTGCGACAAAATAAATTCTAAAATATCGGATATACTTTTGAAAGTGAACGGTCTTCGTAAGGATTTATCTTACGTAAAAACAGAACTGTCGAAATTGGATGTCGATGGAGATGTGAAGTGTGATAAATGTTTACAAGACATACCACACTCTCATGTGGAATTACTCGAAGGCATCAAAGCAGAAAAGAAAGCGAAAATAACAAGTATTGAAGATGAAATAACCAAGATTGAACATGAGAGACATGATTGGGTTTCAAAGAAAACCAGATTGGAAGATAATATTAAATTGATAAATCTCCAAATAAGAAATCAACAAGAAGTAACTAGAAAGAAAGAAAACTTAATCGAATTAATCAATGAATATAACAATTCATTGGCGAATGTTGAAAATGATAGCAAAAGCTCATCCTTAAATCCAGAATTTATCGAAGATAACATTGATAAATCAAAGAAAAGACAAGATGAATATTCTGAAACTTTGAAAAATTGCAAAATCAAAGAATCAGATTACGATGTTTGTAAATTTGTTCTTGGAGAAGAAGGTGTGAAGAGTTTTGTAATTAAAAAGCTGTTGGAAATGCTCAACCAGACTATAAAAAAATACATAACACAATTGGGCATGAATATCACTTGCAAATTTGATGAATATTTTGATGAAGAAATAACAAACAATAAAGGCAGCAAGTTTTCTTACAGTAATTTGTCAGGAGCCGAAAGACGAAGCGTTGATATAGCATGTGTGTTGAGCTTCTCAGACATGAGAAGAAAAATAAGCGGCATATCCAGCAATCTAGAATTCTATGATGAGATTTTCGACAGCGCTTTTGATGAAAGAGGATTGGATCTATTGATCGAAGTTCTGAAACAGCGCATCGTTAAAAATAATATGTGTGTGTATGCCATCTCACATAGAAAAGAAACCATGAAGCATGTGGATGGGGAAATCATCAATCTTCAAAAAGAGAATAATATTACTCGGCGCGTTAAATAATATGTTTTATATGAATTGACATGCGAATGGTTTGATATAATTATGGTATGTTTGTCAAACCATTCGCATCTCCTTTTCCAAAAGCTCCGACTTTTAAAAACCAAACTGTTTCAAAAAGAAACGTAAAAAATACATCCACTAGATACGTCAACTATATGGCGGATCGTCAAGGATGCGGTATGTGGAGAATAGGATGGCCTGAAATGCACCTAAATATGTGTTCGATGGGTGACAGTACATCCCTTACAGCCATGGTTCTTAACAAGGAATGGTATAGAAATTTACGTGTCGTTAAATTACAGCGTCAAGCTTCATCAGAACAGAAGGAATTCGTTAAGTTCCTAAAGAGTATACAGCCCGAATGCGGATTTAAACTGATGTATGAAGTTGACGATGTTGTCTTCAGGGAGGATATCCCGGATTATAATGTCTACAAGCCTTCCTTTGATAATGATGAGATTCGACAGAATTGCATCGATATAATCAATATGTGTGATGAGGTTACAGTAACATGTAACTATATGCGGGATCTTTATAAACTAAGAACTGGTAAAAAAGAGATCACAACAGTTCCTAATTTCCCACCGTATTGGTGGATTGGGCATCATTATAACTATAGAGAAATTGTAGATAACTTCGATAAGAATAAGAAGAAGCCAAGAATCGTATATGCTGGATCTGGAGCGCATTTCGATGTCGCAAACAAGACAGGACAACAAGACGATTTCACTCATGTTATAAAGTTTATAACCGACAATGTTGACAAATATCAGTTTGTTTTCATAGGAGCCGTTCCACCTCCGCTACAGAAATTTGTATTCGATAAGAAAATTGAATACCATCCTTGGAAAAATTTAATGCAATATCCGAACTTCTTGAGAAGTCTCAAAGCTCAATTGTTTATTGCGCCATTACAAGATAACAATTTCAATAGAAGCAAATCGGACATCAAATACATTGAAGCCGCTTGTCTGGGAATTCCTTGCTTATGCCAAGACATGGCAACATATGCAAACGCACTTGATGATTTGAAATTCACAGATGGCGAAGACCTTGCAAACAAGGTTGAGAAAATTCTAAATTGGAAAAATCGAAACAAGTATTACAAGCTTATCCCGGAACTCAGAAACATAGGATCTCAAAGATTCCTAGAATTGGATGAAAATATCGGAGCGTTTATGGAAGCCCTGAATACGGATTACGGAGATCCTTCCAGAGTGTTTTTGAAACGGTGGAATTGAATAATTGATTATTTGAATTCTGAATATTGTGCCAGTGTTGGTCGGAGTCGTTCAAACATACCTTTTAATTCATTGAAGCTATTCATATCAGATGGATCTTTAAAAAAATCAGCCTTGGTGGTTTTGTAAAAAGCTATAGTCCCTTGTAAATATTTCTCAATGGCGCTGCAAATCTGATTGGCTTCAGCCTTGACTTTTTCGATCTGCGGATTATAGTTCGCGTACGATGATTCAAAATCGAGATTTTCATAAATCTCGCTCAATTCATTGATATAGTCTGTCATAATTATATTTAACAATAATGTATCGAAACTGCGTTTACAACAACAGGGAGCAATGCGTCCATTTATTCACATGGGATTCCGATGGGAATAGAGTGAAATTTGATTTGGATTTCAATCCATATATTTTGATGGAGCATAAAGATGGTGAATTTGAAAGCATCTTCAATACAAAATTAAAGAAGAAAGAGTTCAACACACAATTCGATAGAAGTAAATTCATCAAAGAATCCAAACTCAGAAAGATCTTTGAAAATCTACCCGCCAATCAGCAGTTCCTGATTGATAACTATTGGATGACAAATACAGATCCTGAGTTCTCCAAGTTCCCTCTCAAGGTCATGTTCATAGACATCGAAACTTTCAGCAACAAAGGAAAGTTTCCAGACATTCAGAATCCTGAAGACGTAATCAATTTGATTACCTGCTATGATGCGATCAACAACAGATATGTTTCATTTGGACTGAAACCATTTGATACCTCTCACATAAAGGATAAAAAAGTGAAATATATCCACTGCAAGAGTGAAGAAATTCTACTGAAATCGTTTATTAAATTCTGGGAGATAGACTATCCTGATGTTGTTTCGGGTTGGAATTCGAGCGGATTCGACATGCCGTATATTATAAATCGAATCGCCGTCGTTTTGGATGAAGAATGGCAGAAGAGATTGTCCCCGATTGGAAGAATATACGAAAAAGTCAAGAAGAAAGTCAAGTTTGGAGAACCTCCGATACAGATTGTAATTGAAGGTGTTTCATCGGTTGACTACAAGGTTCTTTATCAAAAGTTTAAATTAGACAAACAGGAATCATACAAGCTTGATTATATTGCAGAGGTTGAGCTAGGAGAGCAAAAGCTTGAATACGAAGGCCAACTGTGGCAACTTGCCCTGAATGATTGGAACACGTTTGTAGAATACAACATCAAAGACGTTGAGCTTCTTGTAAAGCTTGATGACAAGCTGCGATACATGAAGACTTTGAGATTCCTGTCCAATATCGGACTTACCAATATTGAAAAGGCCATCGACACAGTTCCTATTATGAATGGCGCATTGGCAGTTCAGGCTAGAAAAAGAAATCAGCACATCCCAACATTTGTCAGACCTTTGAAAGAAGGTAAAAATCCGGGTGCTTATGTAAGAGTTCCAAAAATCGGATTCAGTGAAAACATCGTCAGTTTCGATGCGAATTCTCTATATCCGAGTGTGATGATTTCTCTCAATCTTTCACCTGAAACTAAAATTGGGAAGTGTGAAGAGATCGATGGATTATATAAGATCCATCATGTCAGTGGAACGACCTATGAATTATCCAAGACAAACTTTGAAAAGTATGTCAATCAAGAAAGTATTTGTATAACAGAGTCCGGCTTTCTTTTTTCTCAGAAAAAGCGAGGTATCGTTCCCGAGTATCTGGATTGGCTTTATACAGAGCGTAAAAAAATGCAAAAGCTGTATAAGGAATGTAAAAGCCGTTTGGAAAAGGGAGAAATGGCAGGTGATGAAGTTGAAAGATTGAAAGATGATATGAATAGATACGACTCTGTTCAGTATGCATACAAAATTAATCTCAACTCTCTGTATGGATATATGGGAAATGCATATGCTCCGATGGGTGACGATGATATCGCATCTTCCGTTACTCTCACAGGACAATCGGTTATTAAAAAATCGGCTGATCTTTTCGTGGAGTCGATCTTGAAAAAAGATGCATCGATATCTGAAAAGGAAGCATTTGATTCAATCATATATGGCGACACGGACAGTATTTATGTCTCTCTGAAATGTCTGGAAAATCGGGGCGTTCCTTTGAGAGATGGGAAATCAATATCATCTGTTTTTTATGAGTGCTGCGATTACATTGAAAACTATTTGAATGATGGAATGTCGAAATGGGCGATTGAGTATTTGAAAAGCTCAGATCCAAGGTTTGTTTTCAAACGAGAAACGATATGCGATTCTGGTATCTTTTTAAAGAAAAAATATTACGTGTTGCATGTTATCGATGATGAAGGATTCGAAGCTGATAAATTCAAATACAAAGGCGTGTCTGTAGTTAAAACAACAATGCCGAAAAAACTAAAACCCTATCTTAAAGAGATTGTCGAAACAATGATCGTTTCGAAAAATAAAAACATGACAGATGATCTGTTTAAGCAAGCATACGAGACGTTCAAGACACTCCCGATTGAAGTGATATCCAGATTGAGTGGTATCAATACCTTTGATAAGTATTCACAAAATTGTGATGGATTACAATCAATGGCGAGCGGTATGCAAGAACACATGCGTGCGGCTCATTACCATAATGAATTGCTGAAGATGCTATCAATAGAAGGCAAGTATCCAACTCTGAAACAGGGCGATAAAATACGATACGTTTCAGTTCAAAAGCCGAATAGATTCAACATTGATACCATTGCATATGCTTCAAAATATCCACAGGAATTTTCAGATGTTTTCAAGATTGATTACGAGAAAATGTTCGAGAATCTGATGTACAGAAACATTGAATTTTTCTACAAAGCAGTTGGTTGGATTTTGAGGAAGCCGAATGAAAATCTAAAGACCGATCTTTTGGAATTTTTCGCAGAGGATTGACATATTCTAAACCGTGGCTAAATCGAAATATGACCTTGCAAGAAGCTTACAATAAAGGGCTTGATGACGCTGAAACAAACATCATCAGGCAAATAGCGTCACTGATCAGAAGTAATCAAATGGAAGAATTGCAAAATCCAAAACTGAAAGAACTTCAGGAAATCTTATCCGAGTGGGGTGATTATTTCCATACTCAAAGTAAATTGCTGACCATGACAGGAAAGAAACACAAGAAAATGCTAGTCAGACACATTCAAAAACTTGACAATAACCAACTATAATATACTATAAAAACATATGAGTAAACAGCATATCGCAATACAAGACCAAATCGGAAGAACCATCATTGGAATTCTCGACTCTGAAACCGAAACAACCGTAACAATTGAAAATCCAGTAGTGCTTCATCTGGAGCTTGAAGAAAACGGTCGGATTCAAGTGCAGACATTCCCAGTGTTCTTCTTCGAGCTTATCGATAAGGATCGTAGAGATACCAACAAGTGGACATATTCGAAGTCAAATGTAACTCTGAGTGAAGTTATCCTTTCCGAAGATATCATCTCTCAATACAAGAGACTAAACAACCCAGTACCACAAGCACCAGTTCCAAATTCACCAAAGGTTATTTCAATTGATGATCTATAAAAAATATGGAAGATATTAAACAAAAAGATTTAGATTCCCTTTGGGAGAGTATATCTGATATCACTCCGTTTTCATCATATCTGAGTGAAAACAGAGTGACTGATGATGACTGGATTGATACAGGATCAATGGTTCTCAACGCGCTGATTTCTGGATCAATGTACAAGGGAATTCCGAAAGGAAGAGTAACACAATTCGCCGGTCCTTCCCAAACATACAAGACTGGTTTCGTTTTAAAGATTCTGGCAAATGCTCAGAAACGAGGAATGAACGTTGTCATCTATGATACAGAAGGCGCTATCGATGCGGATGCAGCCAAGTCCGCTGGATTGGACGACAAAAAAGTTCGATACATTAAAACGCAAACTGCTGAAACCACTAGAAATTCTATCTTTAAACTCCTTACTAAGATCAAGGAGAATAAATGGGACGGTAAATTCATCATTGCAATCGATTCAATTGCAAACCTTCAAAGTGAAATGGAATTGAATCGAATGGATAAGGAAAACACATCGGCTGATATGGGAACCTTTGCAAAAAGTGTCAAATCACTGCTTAAAACATGCACTGTAATGAGTACTTTAACAAATACTCCGATTGTAGTGACAAACCACGTTTATGATGATCCTAGTCAGATGTATCCAACTCTGGAAAAGAACATCGCTGGCGGAAAAGCAGCAGTGTATCTTCCTTCAGTAACCGTTCAGTTGGCTAGAAAGCCAATGAAAGATGATGGGGGAAAAACAATCGATGATACTAAAGCAGCCTCTCAAAAGAGTTTCACTGGTGTTGTTATAAGAGCACTCACTGTGAAGAATCGCTTCGTCAAGCAATATCTTGAAGGTGAGATGTTCCTGTCCTTCGCAAAGGGTCTCGATAAGTATTTCGGTCTGGTTGATATTATGAAGGGTGTTGGTGTTGTTGTTGCCAACGGTGCTACATACACAGACTGGAAAGGTGAAAAGCTTGGATTTTTCAAACAATGGAGAAAGAAACCGGAAGTTTGGGAATATCTGTTGCCAGAACTGGAAAAGAGAATAAAGAGTGAATGGGCTTATAGTAATAAGCTGAACGATGATGACCCGACAGAGGGTGAGCATGATGACTTCGAAGACGGAGAAGTCGAAGATGCATAAAAAAGGGCGGGGTCAACCCCGCCCTTTTTTTATTTTGTATTTCGCCAATGCCAGTAATTTAATGGCTTTGTTATATTTTTATTTTCGTAAACAACTGAACGTCCTTTGAATTTGCTATCTGCTTTGATTTGCGTGTCCATGTAATCCAGTGTGTAATCATATGATTCCTGAACAGGTGGTTGTTGCACGGGTTCAGCGCCCGCTTGCATCATTTCTTTATCTTGTCTGACGAGAAGTTTATTCATTCTTTCTGTGATCATTTCTTGTATGGCCTTTAATTCCATTAGAATTACATTTTTAACAGCGTCTAACTTGCCTTGGTTTTCTGGTTTATTGAAAACTGCACGAACAACTGAGTTTTCAATACCCGGAATTATTGATTTATCAGGATCGATGTCAGCTTTACCCAACGAACTATTGGTCATACCTTCGTAAATACTTTCCAATACGATGGCTTCATTCGGGGCCGTTCCTAAAGATGCAATTTTATCAACAACTTTTGTTTTAAAATCATCCGCTGTAAATACTAATCCCTTCGCTTCATATGAATCGTAATACTTATCCAAGAATGAGGTTATGAGATTATAACTAGACATCGTAATGTTGTTCACAGCTTCTCTTGGGAATTCAATGCTGGGTTCGATTGTTGATTTTATAGTCGGCTGTTTGGATGGATCATATGGTGTGTTTATGTGTTTTTTGACATCGACACCCCACACGCTGAGAATTGTGGAAAGATATTCATTCAGATCATATGATGATGTTTCTTCAATTTCATCTGCTACCGTTCCAGTGTCTTGATATTTTTTTAGAGTTGGTGAGATGGCCATGGCATCTTTTCTCTTTGTTATAGTTTCTCTCTGGAGACGGTTTAAATGTTTCAACTCTTTGATAATTGGTTCGAGAGGAACTCGCATGGTGTTGTATTCGGATTTTGAAACACCAGCATTAGCGGTTGAGAAGATTCTGTCGGATGCAGTTGCCGAACTTGATCGGCTTCTGTCTGTTAATCTATAATGATCAAATATATCAAGTGTCAAAGCCGCATCAAACGCTGGGCTTTGGATTACTTCGCGTCTTTTTAAGACTTCTGGATCAGTTGGATTTTTTATGAACAGTGTATTGAAAGCCGATTCAACTGCTCTTGTGTCTGTTTTCGGATCATCATTTACATACTTGACAATATCAAGCGGACCCATCAACGCGGCTTTTTTATTACCCGGATTTTCGAGCATATCGAAACGTTGTTGGATCAAATCATCCAATCTTCGTCCAGATGTGTATGTTTTTTTATTTGATATATTGTCTCCAATTTCAATCATTTGCTTTGTTACAGCCTTTGGCAATACAAGCGCTGCGAATTTATCACTTGATAGAGATTTGAAATCTGGGTAATATTTGCTATAAATAATAGATTCGATTAATTTTATGGCAGAATCATAATGTGGATTTTCTTGAGAATTTGGAACCACATCTTCAAATGTGTCGATGTCGAATTTTTTGAAATCTTTATCCACATCTTTTAATAAATTATCTACGAGTCTATTGATGACTGCACTTATTGATTGATTTGTGTATATGAATTCATTTGTCATGTCGTTGTAAACTCCAATGACAGTTTTTCTAAATAAATTCGGCTTGGATGATGAACTTCCGCGAAGAGTTGGATCTAAATCTCCTAATTGCGGGCTTAATTGTGTAAATTTAGCATTTAATGGCCCGTATGCGGTTGCTGGTCTAGCCATTTCTTGCAATTCTTGCAAATCGCTTATGCATTCTAATAAATAATCAAATTTGATCTTCTCCATGGATGTATTTAACCGTTGACAACGCAAAAAAGGATGTTACCCTCCCGTATGGGGAATAAAAAAATCGCTTTTTTCTCAGCAACTCAAAAAAACACAGCCGCTGAGACTTCACTTTTGAAAAGCACGCTGAATTTCGACATGGATGTGGATATCGCGTTTGCTTTGAGCAACACCGAACATCTCGCTGTGGTCTATAATAGAGCGATAGACGCCGCTCTTAAAGAAGATTGGGATGCTTTGGCATTTGTTCACGACGACGTTATTCTGGAACACGATCCAAGACCCAAATTATCGAAACTTTTCGACGAATACGATATGATTGGTGTTGCTGGAACATCTTCAATCGAGCTAAAATCTCCAGCGTTGTGGCATTTGATGGGTGGTGGCTTCGGTTCTGGTAAACTACATGGCGCTGTTGCTCATGGAGACGAAAAACGGAAACACATGACATCATTTGGAGTGTACCCTCATCGTGTTGTCATGATTGATGGTGTATTTATTGCTATGAATAGAACTCTGATGGAAAAACTAAGATTCGATGAAACCAATCCGTCCAAGTACCATTTTTACGACCTTGACATATCCTCTGCTGCCCATAAGATGGGTTGCCGAGTAGGAGTCGGTGACATCCACATCACACACCAATCAGAGGGATTGCGTGAATTCACTGATGATTGGAAAGCTGGCGAAAGTTGGTTCCTTAAAAAATATGAATCTTGATTTAGAATACTTTGAAAAAGTTATCGCCCGCCAATCGATGGTGGATTCGTCTTATTTGAACGCAATTGCTGATTATGTAAAGCCCGAATTCTTCGAAGACAAACGTATCGCCAAATATTTCGAAATTGTCAAGGATTTCCACGACAGGAGAAATGAACTTCCGACTATAACGGAAATAAAAACTTATCTAACTGATGATTCCTTGAAAGAAGGATTTAGACAGTTGGTGGCATCGTTCAAAGAAATCGACAAAAATCTCAATAAGGATGAACTGTATGAAAATACAGAACGCTTTCTGAAAGAAAAGAGTGTGTATAATACTCTTCTGAAAGTTGCATCTGAATTGTCCGAAGGAATTGTCGATACTTCGAAAATCCTAACACAATTTGAAAGCTCATGTAATATAAACTTGATATCCGACAAAGGTATGGAGTTGTTCTGCGATGCTTCGTTGTTAATCGATGACATCTTGAATGTTGAATCATGCATATCGTCTGGTTGGGAATGGTTGGATAATGCGTTGGGAGGCGGATACAGGGAAAATGGTAAGGGGCTGTATGTATACGCTGGTCAGGCAAACATCGGCAAGAGTATTTTCTTGGGTAATACGGCTATCAACATAGCAAAGCAGAATAAGTCTGTTTTGGTCATTACTCTTGAGATGAGCGAAATGCTTTATGCCAAGAGAATGTCGTCGAATCTTACTTCAATTCCTTTGAATCAATTCGAAAGCTCAACTGATTCAATCAGAAGCATTCTAGCCAAACGAAAGAGGGAAATACCAGACGGTAAGATCTTCATCAAAGAATTTCCGCCAAGCACGATAACACCAAAGCAATTGGCGGCGTTTGTTAAGAAGTTTAAAGAGAGCGGCGAGCGTGTAGATGCGATAGTGATCGATTACATCAACCTATTGCATTCAACCATCGGATCTAATTCATACGAGCGTGTGAAATACATATGCGAGCAAGTTAGAGCGATGAGTTATCAATTTGCTTGCCCTATAATTTCAGCAACTCAGCTCAATAGATCTGCCTACAATACAAACAATCCCGGAATGGAAGGATTGTCAGAATCGATTGGTCTTGCTGCTACAGCCGATGTTATTATATCCATCTTCCAAAACGAAGAAGATCAGGATATGAATATCATCAGACTTGGTATGATGAAAAATCGATATGGTCCAAGAGGAATGGTTCAACTGATGAAAATCAATTATGATACTTTAACAATTGAACAAAGTGACGAAGACTGCACAATTCACGAAGATGAGAATATTTCATTACTTGAAAAATTTGCAAATTAGATTAAATTGTGTTAGATGAACGTTTTTGTATGGGTAAATTCCGACTTGGATGGAGTGGGATCAACAGTATTACTTGGGAATATATTTAAAAATTTTGAATACAGACCTATATTCTTTGGCAATTTCGAAAAAGAATATCTGGAATGGTATGATGATAATTTCCAAAAATATGATAAGATATTCGTAGTTGGAATTCCATTATCTCAAGATATCGTCAACAAACTGGATGATAAGAAAGTCGTATTTGTATCAGACAAACTTGAAACAGTGAAAGTCGGAGAATCGACATTGATACAAGAAGACACATCATCGTGTTCTAAATTGCTATACAAAAAGTTCAGTAAAAAATTCGAATTTCCGAAACCTTTGAAACTTTTGATAACGATTATAGATGATTATAATAGTTACAATTTAAAGCTTTCGGAAAGTAAAATAATGAATGCTTTGTATAGAAGAAGCGGATCTAGACGGTTTTACAATTTTGTCAACAATTTCTGGAATGGATTTGAGCAATTCTCAGATAGTGAATTGAAAATATCCGAGTCATTTTATAAAGATCTCCAAACGGAATTGGAAAATTTAGACCTTTACAAAGGTACATATCGAGGACATTCAATCATAGCCACATTCTCATCTTTCAGCGCGTCGGAGGTCGCAGCATCTTTGTTGGACAACTACAATCCTGATGTAGCGATTGTTGTGAATCTAGATACCAAATTTGTTTCTTTTAGAAAGAAAGCAGGATCACCAGCCGATATTATATTCATGGCTCAAAATTTATGCAACGGTGGTGGTAGTGAGTATTCATCGGGTGGTCAGTTGACATCGAAATTTTTAGAACTAACAACCCAATTATCTCCACTATGAACGCAGATCCATCCAACAGTATGATAGAAAATGAACAATGGCATTTGTTTTTATGCTATTGCACATTTATAGTAAACATTCAAGGTAAGAAAATGTCTGTGCAGAATGTTTTCGTACATACGCTACAAAATGATAAAATGCGAAACTTATTGAAAAAATTACTGTGCATGGACACTGACTTCGATGTTGTTAAAATGTTTTTGGATTTTGATCCCAGCCTTGTCAAGAGCAAGTATGTGACCAAATATCTAAATAATCGAACTAAAACTTCGAAAAAAGTTGGGAAAACATCTTGACTTATCGAGTTTTTGGATTAAATTAAATGGGTAAGAAGAATCTGACCGAATGAAAACTCTAATATACTTTATTTTGATTTTGATACTACTGAAAGTGTTAAAATTGATTGAATTAAGTTGGTTTTGGATTTTGGCTCCGGTATTTTTACCAGTCTCCATCGTATCGGCACTTTGTCTAATTGCCGCTATTTGGACGACAATTCGCATATATAAACTAATAAAAGAATAAAAAAATGAGTACTAAAAATAAATTCAATGCTAGCATGTTTGAAAAGATTAAGGACGCCCTTAATAAAACCACTGAAACTTCCAATAGCGCATTTTCGAATGTGATGAAGTTTCCCGCTGGGAAGACATACACGCTTCGTATAGTTCCTAATCTGGAAGACCCTGAGAAGACATTCTTCCATCACTATACACACGGTTGGAAGAGCAAGACTACCGGTAGTTATATCTCAACGCTATCACTGCAAACATTCGGTGAGCGCGATCCAATCACCGAAACATTCTGGTCACTCATCAAGAGTGATGACAAGAATGAGAAAGAACTTGGTAAAGTTATTCGCCGCAAGGAGAATTGGTTTGTCAATGTTTATGTAATCGATGATCCATCAAATCCTGACAACAATGGAACTGTCAAGATTTTGAAAATTGGACCACAGATCAAAAAGATCATCGATGATGCCCTTACCGGAGATGGCGCAGAAGAATTCGGTTATCGAATCTTCGATCTTGGTGAAGATGGTGCAAACCTCAAGATCAAAGCTGAAACCAGTGGAGATTTCGTAACATTTGCATCTTCTGGCTTCTACAACAAGCCTCAGATCAAGCTATCAGATGAACAAATCGATAAGATTTACGAATCTGCACATGATCTGGAAGCCATCTATCCCAAGAAGACAGTTGATGAGCTTCAAGAAATCTTGGATGTTCATTTTTACGGAAAGAGTGGTGGAAAGACTTCCACACCCAAGACTACAAATGCAACACTGAAGCAACCACCAGTTCTAGATGATGACGATGTGAATGATGATATTCCATTCGATTTCCCATCCAAAACAAGTGGTTCAAGTGAACCAAGTGAAGATGATATCGATAAAATGCTAGCCGACCTAGAAGACTAATATATGTTAACACCTGAAGATAAAAAAGTATTATTGGATTTTGCTGGCCCACTCTTTGCTCAAAGTAAAGAGATCGATTCGATGTATTACAACGACTCGAAGCCAAAAACTGATGGTATTGAAGATTCAGGTATCGCGTATGGAATTCAAAAGGCGCTTGAGAGAGATTTCGCAAACTCTCAAGCGCCTCGTCGCGTCGAAGCTGCTCATGTACCCATGCCTCAGTATATTCCAATTCCACAGCATATACCAGCTCCGATGCCTCAATACGCGCCTCCTGTTCCTCAACAAGATCCAGACCAGTTGGAGTTTAAGTTCAACGTAACCGAGCAAGAAAAAACAAACACGTTGTTGGAAGCTCAAAATAAACTCATCAAACAGTTGATAACCAAGATCGATAAGCTAATATCCATTTCAAATGAAAGCACAAAAGCTAAAACTTAACAAATCTGATTTCTTATTCTTTCTGGATTCACTATCCAAGCTCAGCGATTCCGCCATTCTAACTATTAAAGATGGCGGAATTTCCGCATTAAGTACTAATATAGATGCGTCGTTGTTTTTGTGGAATTCAATGCCAGTCGAGTGTGACGATGATATAAGCACTCTCAATATACCTTCACTATCAAAGCTTAAATCAGCGTTGGATTTGTGTGAATCGTCCGAGTTTATTGAGTTGACCCTCAATAGAAACAACCTTGAGTATCGGGGATCTTCTGTGAAGTTTAAATATCACCTCCACGAAGATGGGGTTCTCATGAAGAGCAAGACCAGTCTGGAAAAGCTCAAGAGTTTGAAGTATGATATATCCACAGTCTTTTCAAGAAGCTTTTTGAAATCTTTCTTGAAGGCAGCTACTTCTTTTTCAAAAATCACCAAATTACACTTGTATACTGATGATGATCATCTGATGTGGTCATTAAAGGATTCAACCATAGCAAACAGCGATGTATTCACTATGAAAGGCAACGAAGTTGACTTTGAGTTGGATTCTTTAATTCTGAACATAGACAATATACGTCTAATGCAGTTCCCAACTGATAATATCAATTTAAAAATAAACACATCACTTGGAATTGCTAAAATTGAGTTGAAATATGGGAGCGTCGATCTAAATTATACTATATCAAGTTTAATAAAATGATTAAAAACAAAGTATCAACACTGGGTTATTTTTTAAAGCGTCTGCGTGATTGTGGATTCATAGCTATAAAAGTATATGACAAGTATTCATTTCAAGATTCACGAAAGTGGACTGTTATGGTCGATCCCGGTGGCAGAAGCGTTGGTATAACTTGCTACCAAAACAAAGATTACAAGGGTGATGTGTTTTTTGAAATAAACGACGGCGGCACCCTCTTTCCAAAGAATTACAATTTGAAAACAAATTCCATGGAAATTGTGATTACTTCTCTTCTGGAAAAGGGAGTAAATCAAAAGAGCGAGGATAATGAATTTCTAAAAAAAGAAAAGGTTTAATTTAAATACTATTATGAACGATGACGAATCGGATTATACGGAAGACGATATAAAGAAACTTTTAATTGATTCGTTAAAAATAAAATTAAAAGATGATAGGAAAAAACCTAGTCGGGTTAAAATGAATCAGGCTATAATTTCGTCTTTAAGTGAGTTCATGAGTTGCTTTGCCCTCATAGGTTATGATTTAGAAGGCAATTACGTCAATCTAAGGATAAGCAAAACACCTATGGATAAATCTGCTTTGGAGCATTCCTTTATAAAGGAGTTTAGTAAATTTATAAATGAGTCAATGTAATGTTGAAGGGTTTATTCAAGAAAAAACTAAGATTTGGAGACGCATATGCGGTGCAAACTGGTGATTATGCGGGTCAAATGTACATTTTCATAGAAAAAACAAAGGACAGCTATGAATTCTTGTCAAGTCCGCTGATGGAAAATCGATCAGTGCCTGTGGAAAAGTTTGACTTTGCGTTGCAGGAAGGTATAATTGAGTATGTCGAAAGGTTGCCTAGATATGTCCGCAATATTACGCGGGCTAAATTCAAAGAAAACGAATCATTTTATAAATCTGCCTGAGAGTTATGTGGTTTCCAAGTTTTTTGAACTGGGACCATATCCAACGCAGAACGCATACAACAACACATATCAATGTTGCTGCCCTATATGTAAAGAAGGTAAAAGTTTTGGAAAAAAACAGAGATGTTTCTACATCCCATCAAACGATTTGATATTTTGCCACAATTGTGGATGGTCTAGCAAGCCTCTGAAGTGGATTACCACAGTCTCCGGGATGTCGGTATCTGAAGTTTATGCAGAAATACAACAGGGTGAGTTTGATATGATTAATATATCAGATGGCGAAGTTCCAACCTCTGTTGAAGTGCCATCATTACCTCAAGATTGCATCAATTTATACGACAAAACTCAAGTCTCGTTCTACATTAAAAATAATATAGTTGTAAATGCCTTCAAATATTTAAAATCTAGAAATCTGCTGAAGGCCATCAACAAACCAGACTCCATGTATATATCTTTGAAGGATTATGGACACAAAAACAGATTGGTTCTACCATTCAAGGACGTTGATGGTAAAATTGTATTCTACCAAAGCCGTAAAATATTTGATTGGGACGAAAAATGCAGATACTTATCAAAGCGTGATTCAGATAAATCGCTATTCAACATAGATAAGGTCGATTCATCGAATGGTGATGTCATTTACATGTTTGAAGGCCCGATTGATGCGTGTTTTATAAAAAACGGAGTCGCGGTCGCTGGCATTAATGAAGGTAATGTGCTGTTTACAAATAAACAAGAAGAACAACTAAGGCAGTTTAAGTTTTTCAAAGTTGTTTGGTGTTTGGATAGCCAATATTTGGATTCAGCGAGTAGAGAAAAAACCAAAGTGTTGCTAGAATCTGGACAAACTGTATTTATTTGGCCTGAAAATTACGGCAAAAGATACAAAGACTTCAATGAAATGTGTATAGATAGAGATATTTTTGAAATAGATCAAGAATTTGTCAATAAAAATACATATTCTGGTAAATTGGGTCTTACAAGATTAAGAATGATCAATTAAACAAAAAACCCATGGATAACCATGGGTTTTTTTTTGATTTTTAGGGTTTTTAAAATTCAGACATACTTGTATTTCGCATTCTTGGTCTGCGCCATGAATCCGAGGAATCCTTGGTGCAACGCAGCCAAGTCAGAAGCAACACGGGATATCTTCGTTTGCTGTGATTGTTTCATCTTATCAAACACTGTATCAGGCTCCGCATTAGCTAATCTGCTTTGAATGCTTGTTGGGTCTTCGCTATTCAAGACCTTTAAGAATTGATCGATTGAATCAATCCATGTTTGCAGTTCACCTACGATTTGCTGGTTTCTTTTTGAGAGGATATCAGCTAATTCGCTTTGTGTAGTGTCCATATCAGTCGATGCGTCGAATGCAGTTGGGTCAGTTCCATCATCTAGAGAGTTTTCCATAGCATCTCTTTCGAGATCGTCATCCATCATATCAATATCATCGGCTTCTAATAAAACCTTCTTAAATCTAGCAGCGTATAGATTGGTCATAGCAGTATTTAGTGCTTTGATGAATAAATATACACATGGCAAGCAAAGATTCCCCATATTCTACAGGTTTCATGTCTTCAAATATTAATTTTGATACTGATACCGAACAAATGTTTAGACAGATCAAAAGAGAAGAAAACGAAACACACGAAGCTATTCCAACTTTGCCATATGAAATGACAATGTTGCCACAATACTGCGCGAATATTGTCGATAATGCCATGAATGCATCAATTAACATAGAAAATGTACTAAAATCTAAGAATTTTAAAAATAAAGACGACCTTTTAAAGTTAAAGAACAATTTGGATAAAATGATAAAATATCTCATCAGAAATGTCGATCCAACTCTTGACAAATTCGCAATAAGGCGTAGTATGGACTCAAATGACGAGTAAAACAGTGTATAGTTCCATACTGGCATCGCTAGTATCCATCGTATTGTTATCATATGGACTCAGTACTTGGGTTCCTTTTACAAACACATTATCCTTACTTGGATCGATTTTGATCATCGCTGGTTGCGTTGTATATGCCAAATATACGGGGGTTCTTTCAAAGAAAGAAGAAAAACCATCCAGTGATATGGATGATATTGCAAATATGATTTCTGAAATGGATGAAGTCATATCTGAATATGAAAACATGCTTTCAGAGCAACTGGTAAAACTTCCATGCAACTGCGGTCAGACTTTATTCGAGGGTATTTTGATACCAAATGCCGAGAATATGTGTAAATGTCCATCTTGCAAAGAGACATACAAGGTTATGGTAAGCTATGATTCAATTCTGGTTACAGAACCTCTGGAACCAGCTACCATTTATGAAAATTTAACAAAAGCTGCTTCGACCGACATTAATAAAACGCTAGAGTAAACTGGTCGCATGCAAAACGTAAATATAAAACTGAAAAACGGCAAAGTCGAAATCATGGATGCAGTTTCATTCTCCAGATGGGTTTGTCTGGTCGAAGCTTTCGACATTATTTTTGAAAAAGCCGCTCAGCTCAATTTGGATATTGAGAGCTTTATAAAACCCGTCGCCATCGAACACTACATCAACGAAAGATTCGATTCTGTTCTGTGTGATGTGAAGTATGAATTGGAGAATGGTTTATTGAACTGATAACTCTCGCTCAATTCGTTCAATTGTCTCTTTACCAAGAGAAGGTTCGAAGTGTGCTTTTAGTTCAGTTGTATCCAAATCTAGTTCTTTGAATCCGATGAGATAATTTTTGAATCTTTGGTCTAGCTGATTTGGGTACGACACACCTTCTGGTCTATAAAATCGATGGCACCACCTTAAAAACGGCAGGCATAGTGTTCGCTTGCCGTTTTTTCTGTATTTTTCGTGGATGTATCCTTCTTCACCACCAAATCCCCTGAACTTTGTATTGAATCCTAACCATGAATCTTTTCTACATGAAAATAATCCAAGACCCTGCGCGGGTATCTCAAAAGGAACTCCGTTAGGATCTTCGCCTCGCTCATCATTACCCCACACCCCCCACATATTTGACCTCCAAACGAGATCAAAATGGGTAGAAGTTCCTTTAAGATTGTCATAAACCAATGGTCCTTGTAATAAATTGCCGTCATCTTCATTGTTATCATAAAAGTCTATTAATTTTTTAAGAGATCCCGGTTCTAGAAGAACATGACTGTCTATACTTAGCACATAAGGTGTCTCAGCAAGATCAAAAATTTTATTTCTGACAATAGTCGATTTATAATTTGTGAAAGGAAAGTATTGCACTGGTTCATCAACCCAATCTAAAAATTCCCGTATGCATTTGGAATGTGTTCCAGATGGATTATTGTCAATCACGACAAATTCGACATTATCCATCACTTCTTTGTGAAATAATCTGATTGATTGTATTGTGAAATACAAACCGTCCAGATCATCATGAACTGCCATCCCAATTGTAAGTTTCCTCATATTTTAATTTATTAAAAATTGAGTTTTTTGCAAGTATTTTCAACACATTCAGATGTTGTCGATGTGTTTAATGGAATTATCGTGGTGGTTGTAGTTGTGGTAGTAGTTGCTGGGAGGGTTGTGTTTATAGTCGATGGATCTGTTAATGAAGGAGACGGGGGGATTCTTACTTTCATTATCGGAGGTAGTGGAAACGGTGATTTTGTTGTATTTTCGACCGGAGGAGGGAATATATACTTTATTTTAGGAGGACAGCACGGTATTTTTGGAGTTGCCGTTGTTGTCGAAGTAGTGGTCGGTTCTGGTGTTGTACCTGTCGTTTCCATAATTAATATCCTAATTTATTAACACATGGTTTGCAAATTATACTGACTGTTGTGGATGTTGATGTCGATGTTGTAGTTATCGGCTGTATCGTAGTTGGAGTGATAGTTGTAGTTGATATAATCGAAGATGGGTCCGTCAATGGATAGCTCGGAGGAACTTTGACGGTTATGGCTTCAGGAAGAGGCGTCGGGGTTTTCGTAGTTACTATTACCGGTTCAGGAGGATGCTCTATAATCAACTCAGGGCAACTTAAACATGGGTAGCATGTCGTAGATCCCGGAATTGGGGGTGGTGTCGTGGCTGTAGTTCCAGTGGTAGTACTTGTTGTTGTACTTGTGAGTGGGGGGGTAGTTGTAGTGGTAGTAGTTGTAGTGGTAGTAGTTGTGGTACTACCTGAAGGTGGCGGGGTAGTTGTAGACGAACCCTCTGGTGGAGGTGTAGTTTCGTCTGGTGGAGGTGTAGTTTCGTCTGGCATACTTACATCCTGTTAAATTCGACTGTTTCTACAGTTGTTGCATTTTCGGTTCCTTGTGTGTGAAAATTTTTCAAAAACAAAACACTTGGAGCACTTAATGACGAGATAGGAGATGAATATGAAAAACCGGGTCTAAATATGTCAGCGGAATCAGGATTGAAATTTATATTAATCGAAGTTAATTCTATGAATTCAGTTGATCCGTCTGGTTTAAAATCTATAGTGATCTTATCAGTGTTTGTATATTTAAATCGCATGGTTTTGTACGACTTGCCACTTGATAATATCTTAAATTCTGGATTTATATTTGAAAGTTCATTATAGTATGTAACATTATCATTAAAATCTCTTATAATTAAACTATTTCGTTTTATACTACCTAAACCAACACCGCTTCGAGTATTTGATGATAAAGCAAACAATCCAGTGGTGTCAAATGCTATACAAATCCCTAGAATTGAATCACTTTCCCCATTACCTTCGAGTATTATGCGTTCATAATTTTCAGTTAATATGTAATTTCCATCTTCATCTAGTAAAAAACCAGATAAGGGAACAGTTCCGCTATATCCCAAATAATGACCCGGAATTGAAGACAGAGATGGTTTTGTTGATGTTAAGAAAGTTGCAAATGCAGCTTCATTACCAGATATAGCATACTGAAAACTCCAAATTATGTCATAATTTGGGTTGTAGTTCTTTTTTTCATCTACAAATGCTATATATTTTGCATTTGCTGGTAATTTAACATCAGATGGAAAGCTCATATTATAAAGTATAACCGATTAGTCGCACGCTACCATTCTCGTCAGAGTTTCCTATCGACACTCGAAGTGCAAAAGATGAAGAATTTCCGTTTGAACTCAGGGGAATCATGCATTGAGTGGTTGAAGTGGAACCTCCGTAAAATTTTGTGCTTGATTTATTTATCAAATATTCATTTACACCAACAACGTAGAGATTTGTTGGTGTATTTAAAAGTGATGTATTTAAAGCAGCACATATTATGCCTTGCTGACCATTATTCGTTAAATTCAACGTACTTTCCAGCAAGACCGTTTTCGCATTCGCTGGTAATGTTTGCGGCAATGCTAATATGGTAGGATAAACTGTAATAGTTGACGTTTCAGACATATTACTAGTTACAGTTTTTACAGTGATTGGAGTTTTCAAGAATTTCACATATCCTGAAGAATTTACTATCTCTGTACCTGAAAGCGTGGTTACAACACCAGCTGATACAAATGGAACTGAGCTTACTCTTCCATAATCATCAACAATAAATGGAGTTTCCACAGTTGTTGATGGTATAATTGGCGGTAAACCAATTTGTATATTGCCACTCAACGTGCTGACAGGAGTTCCAGTTACAGTAACTCCATTCAATGTTCCAGATAGTGTATTTCTAACAGTGAGGGTCGATGTTACTAAATTATCAGCGATAGCTTTGATAATGAAATTGGTCCCGACTGCACTCAAGGATACATTAGTTCCACTGTTCAAGCTAAACGTTGTCGAAGATGCTGGGTCTCCAGTTACCCCATACAATGTTTTATTTGTTAAATTAGGAACATTGAAGTTTCCACCAGAGCCTCCGTAAGTGGTGCCTATGGCGGCGGATAGATCTGGGTATACTGATCCTGAAACACTCTGACCATTGCATAGAAGCCATCCATAAGGAACAGTTCCTCCAGAAACAAACGGTGTTATCATACCTACAGGTATTCTGGATGCAGAATTACTTACATAAAATGTATTAAGAGAAAGCGGAGTCGCCCAAGATAGATTTCCATAGATATCTGTTGATAAAAAGAAATCATTTTGTAATCCACCAGATGGCCATTTATAATTGACAGATTCTATCGATAGTTTGGACGGCAATGATAGATATTCAGAGTTATATGGTGAAATTCTGTTTGTTGAGATCCCACCACCGCTCAAGTTTAAAGTATTCGTGGATGCGTCGATGTCAATACTGTTACCTGCTGTGTAAACAGATCCTACAACTCTCCAATTATTGATATCTGTATATAAATTCCCATTGAATTTACATAAAGTTTTGTTCACAGTATTGAATACCAAGTCTCCTACCTGTGCATATGAGAAAGTAATGGGATTACCTTCGCCCAAATATTTATTACCAGCGACTAGACCACCGAGAGTTGAGCCATCTCCGATAAACAATCTATCAATGTCGGTTGCATATCCAAGTTCACCGCTATCTAGAAGTATAAGTTTTCTGTCTGAATCCTGTCCTTGACGAACGATGAGTTTCAGAAGAGTATTTTGGAGGATTTCAATTGAATTTGACATATTTTATATATTTAAAACTTGAATACTGGTATCGCATATGAACCAGTCCCATATGAGGTTTCTATAACTATAAATCCAGCGGATGATAATAAGATATTATTACTAGTCAACCCGTTTGATGAGATTGCACTTATAAGGGTTTGATTTGTGTATGTTGTCTGTAAAGGATTCCCGTTGAATACAGATAACATGGAAGTGTTTGTCTCATTTCCAGTAAACGATTGTGTTATAGTCGAAGACAGTGATGTAATTTGACCCTTTGAATTGTATGTGAAGTTGGAAAAACTAGCATTTCCTCCACTACCCAATATGTCTTTCAATGAAATTACATTGGAGTTATTTTGAATAGTTGCGCCATCAACACTTGCGATGATGGAGACTAACTTCCCAGCACTTAAACTTAATCCATTTCCAATAGCGTCAGGGCCGATGGAACTCAAACCAACAGAACCCAAAGGCACGCTCGTCAAGGACAGAACACCACTATTGAACGAGAAACCAGATCCCACATTTAATCTTATGGTATTGCCGCTTCCACCTGTCAATCCGTCGCCAAATGAGCTTGATGCTATGTGGTTTTGATTGATTTGAAGGACGGATAATTGATTTGTTGTGGAAATCGTGAGGGTAACTCTATCTACATTGGCAGATAATCCATTGGAAGCGGTTGCAACCAACCCACCTTGGTTATAGGCAGCGCTTTGATCAAAATTAGCGCCACTTATCGCGTTATTTTTGATGCTTAATTGTCTCGATGTGTTATAGTATAGACTTGTGTTATCAGGATTGGTTCCAATAAATACCCAAGAAGACAATTGACTATAATCCGATCCAGATAATTGATACAAGAACCCGTTTTCATTTACAATATCCCCTCGAACTGCATTTTGGAGAGTGTTTCTTGTATTTGAAACAGTCAAAGGATCGTGATTTAAGTTGCCAGCAACCACACCTCCAGATAGAATACCATTCCCTATGAATAAACGTTTAGTATCAACTGTAAATCCAAGCTCTCCTTGCTCAAGTATGATTCTCTGACGTTGTGAATCCGTTCCTCTTCTTACTTTAAGTTTGATTATTGAAATATCTGCCATAATTATGAAATTCTATTCCAAACATACACACCGTATGATGGATTTGTTAGTGTTATAGGGGTTATTTGTGAAGCTCCAACCACTCCAGAAGTTCTTCCAACAGAAGGTACCACTGCGTTTCCCTCTAATCTATAAGAAACTGGGTTGGTTTGTAACCTTCCACCTCTCGCTAAGTAATTTGTAGAAATCAAAGAATCTTTATCTGCGGAAAAGTCTTCAATTTCGTTTGCTATGAAGTGAAAGTGATCCGGTATATTAGAAGAAGATAATGTTTGTTGATAAAAACCCCCAGTATTAGCACCTACGGTCACAGTTTTGGAAACACCCCCAGCATCAGTTCCGGTGCCGACTCCTGTTATCACCATTCCCTGTGATACTTGAACCCACGACGTTCCTATAAAGCGGGTAGCGGGGTTTGTGGAATCCAATGTTAATAAGCACGACCCTACTGGATAAATGTAATCAATTAATTTGATTAGATTTGGCTGAGATGGGAAAATTATGTTTCCTGCGCTCAAGGAACCCGTTACGACAGCCCCATTGTTCTCCATACCCAGAGAAAGAGATGATTTGTTGCCTAAACCGTCATAAACATCGGTTATATTTGCAGATGAAAGCGATTCTGCTTCCACATGCAACAAAGATCCGTATAAATCAGATATGAACTGATCGGTGAGTGATTTCATTAGTTATATTTATGCTTAAAAATTGCTTTTCAAGATAAATCCACTAGTTTCTTTTGCAGATCATTTATCAATGTGAATATTCGCTGCAAAGATACAACATTTACATTCTCGTTACCGTTTAATATCAAGTTAGTCAACTCATAAGTTAATTCAGGCGTTGGAATTACAGATAATGTTGGATTTGCCAAATCTCCAGTGCTTGATTTCACCTTTTCAACGATGGTTGCGATGTTGATGGTATCAATTAGGAGATTTGTGATGATTGAATTGAAAGAAATACCAACGCTGCTCGTATTACATTTTATCCCCGTGAATGCTTTTGATACATTTAATGGCACATAGGTTTCATACAACGAAGATCTGGTTTTAGATATGTATATACGCCCGATGTTATGCATTATGTAATACAGATATCCATTTTTTTGGATTGTATTGTACGTCAAGTTGTTGTAACTGTTTGACAACATCTTGTTTGAATTGAACTTTATTTGGATATCGTTTATGTTTTCTTCGGTTTTGTTTATGATATAATCATTTAAATAGAAGAAATTTGAAGATCTAGCTTTAGCCAATCTGTTATTTATGTTTAAAAGCGGGCGAATTTCGGTTTCCGCTCTAGGTTGATCCGATTGTTCTATCTGGGTGATGGTCTTTTTCAGATAAAAGAAGTCAGAGTCCTCTGTTGAAAACTCAATTCCTGTAGCTTCGTCGGCATATAACAATTCTTCACGACGAAATGTGTTTGTGTAATCATCGCTATCGAAAAATATGAAATAATAGAGTCCATTCTTCTGACCGACTGCTATTACATTGTCGTCTTCTTTTCTTATGTCAATTGCTATGAGATTATCTAGATCCAAATCACTCAATGATAGTTGTAATAGGATTTCATTTGAATATTTGTTTTTCAAATACAGAACATTCCCACTGTATTCTGTTCGCTTGTTGAATCCTATCGTATATAATCCTATATTTTCAGAGTTGGCCGAAATTGAAATGCTATCTTTTAAAAATAGATTGCTACAATCTTCGTATTTTGATAAATTATATATTAAAAGTTCAGAATTTGTATAAAAATACAATTCATCAGAATCATAATCCTGTTCAATTTTTAAATTTACTGAGTTTTCAGCCTGACTGACTATTGTTAATTTCTTAGATGGATCGTTGAAAGTCCCGCTTAGAGCGTATGTGATATTATCAGACACACAATAGTATATGAAATTGTCATTGGCGTCTATTATGAAAGAACCAGACTCCACTCTATCCAAGAATGCCCATTCTTTAGAATAACTAAATGGATCGCTGTGTGTATACACGTTTTTCCCATACATTTCATCATCCGGTGTTCTAGAATCAGCCTCTGTTGAAGTTAATGTATAAAAGTAGGTGTTTTTGTAGTCGTAAGGAACATTGTTTGGATTTATGAAAATTGAATTTTTATAAATTTTCAAATTATTCTCATCAATGCGTCCGAATAACTCATTCAAGGTGTTGTCGTTTAGTATATCCAACGCATTTGGAACTGCTAAATCGATAGTTGGTGTGATTCCATCGAAAACAGCATAATTTAAATACAAATCACTTAAAAAGTTTGATTTTGGAGTCAATTCTCTGGATTCATAGCTTGGTTTTTTACCAGAATATGCAACGCCGCTCAACACATGGAAATAGCCACTGTAAGGAGCTGAATCCAGTGTGAATGCATTGCCATCATCATATTTGAAATAAGAAATCATATGTAATTTGTGAATTTTATGTTATTTATAATTGAAGTTGCTGGAATGTTTTGTTGGATCTTGTCCAACATGACGTTTTTCAGATATTCCAGAGTATCAGAGTTACTGATTCCTAAATTATCAATCGATACATTGATATAATTACTCTTATTTGAATTCCCATTGCAAATTGTCTGGATATGTTTGATATCATCGAGAGAATTTCTCATTCCACATGGTAGAGTGATAACAATATCATCAACCGCTTGCCTGTTTTGTATAAATGGAATTATAAATGCTAAATTCTCATCAATTTTTTGATCTGCTATTATTATATCGGTTGTTATACCATTCGGCTCTAAAAGATCTTGATCGTTGTAATAAAATTTACCATATATGATCGATTTGTTGGAAAATTGAGCGATTTCAGTTGATATATCCAACACTTTGGCGTTATTTAAAAAGAAGAATCCTTTTCCAGTCAGGGCATCATAACTGAAACAAACGAAATTATCTTTGTACTTCTTATAAAGTGTCGTTGCGTCGAATATCAAGGTTTGATTATTTGAATTATTGAATAATTTCAATTCAAATGTTATATCATCCGCTGTTTTTGTAATTTTTACCCCAGCATCTATATTATTTCGAAGACTTTGGATAGTCCACTCTGGATCAGATCCATTAAAGTAAAACGATAGCGTTATCTTGCCAGCATCATTGATCAAATTTTGATAATTTAATGGGATTTGATTTGCTCCACCACAATCGACAGTGTTTGTTGCTGTAATAATATCGAATAATTCATTGTTATTGAATCTGTGGTATTCGTATTTTCTATTAGGTTGAAAGCTCAGATCACTACGCTTGTCAAAAATCACATATTTCGAAACATTTGAACTCAATGTTGCGTTTGTTGTGATTAAATTTTCAATTGCCTGATCATATGTGATATCAAACACGCCTTTTTCAGACAATGCATTCTTCTTGGATATCAAATCCGGGTAGAAGTATCGATCAACCCATGTTTTAGTTTCACCTACACCTGATAACCATGTGCATAGATAAACCTTTCCATCTTCTGAATAGTTGTTTGTGTCTATTTGATAGATTTTATCAGCATATTGTGGAGTGTCGTATCCATATGATCCACAATCCACGAATCTGGTGTCATTTATATTCAGATTGCTGAATGGATACATACTTGAAGGAGCCTGAAATTCAGTGATACCTCGTCTTATTAAATAAGGTTTGTTGTAAAATACGTAATTTAAAGAAAGTTCAGATGAATTTTCAGAATCAATTGTGTTTGTTATATTTGTATAATTTCTGAAATCATCAACCGCTATGTCATATCCAGATGATAGAAGATTCTGACCGTTTGTGAATACATCACTTACAGTTAGTTGATTTTTTAAAACGATAATGTCTTTATATTCAGATGAGTATGGAGAATGAATTAAAAAGTTGTTGCTTAAATCAAACTCACTTTTAGAAGAATCGATTATATTCGAAGCATTCTGATATGTCACGAATGATGTGTTTGGAGATACTTCAAGTTTATATTCTTTAGGTCTAGCGACTTTGAAATTGCTTGTTAGGATTGTATTTTTGTTTTCATCATTCAATTCAATCAATACAAGCCCATCGCCTTCTTTCTTTACCAGTTTATTACTGGAAAGAGCCTTTATAAGAAATAGTTCTTTCTTGTCGTTGTATATGTATTTGAAAAATTGAGGATTTTGCTCATCCTCTTCATCGGGAAGTAGAACATCCCATTTAAATAACAGATCGCCACTATCTTCACTTAGTAGATAAGTTTTTCCAGATTCTATAAATGATATTGTGCATAAATTATTTTGATAAAAGTCCAAATCAAAATATGTTCGTTCGCTTAATTCATCATCGAATGTTATGGAATAAGTATTTGCATTTGCAATCGGTGTTGATCTTGACAAATAAACAGATCCAGATTGCAAATAAGTCAGAAGTTTTTCTGATTTTAAAGTATTTGTGTTGAATTTTAAAAAAGTATCTGCTCTTGTATTATTCGTCAGATAAAAGTTTGAATATTCTTTGGTTTTGAAATCATTAAAACCGGAAAGCGCCAAAGGGAAATTGAAAGAAAATCCGTTTTGATATGTTCGTCTTACTTGTTTATAAGAAGTATTATCCATCGTTGACTTCCATGATTTAGAAGTCAACGATGATAGAGATTTTATGATCGTTTCCATTTAAATATTTAAGGCGGTAGCGTAGTTGTTGTCGTAACCGGACCCGGTGTGGTTGTTGATGTTGGACCCGGTGTGGTTGTTGGGGACGGTGTGGTTGTGGATGCTGGTATCGGGGGTGTTGGTGGTGGGGTTGTCGTATTTAAGCTTTCAGCTTCTACTAAGAACCCTCCTTTATCCACAGAAAATATAAACTGTTTGTTGTTATCAGATACTTGCATAATATTTGCATATATATGCTTCATATCCCCGATACTTTCAAAATAATCGGATGTTATTATTTTGAAAGGTTGCACTATTGAACATTTGTCACCATTTATATATTCTATATTGACTTCGGCAGATAATAATTTATATCTGGATGTTTCTGATGGATAATAGAGGTGGGATACTTCATTTGAAAGTATTGAACTTATTTTATTATAAAGTATTTCTGGAATTATACTGTCAACTCTGTAGTCTTTACTGAATGAATTTTCAAAAATAGCAGACTCTCCATCACCCCAATTGATTCTTAGATACATGGGAATTTCAGACTCTGATATCCCACTCAATACAAAGGTCACAGAAGTCAAATCATACAGTTTGACTTCTGGTAATGTTGAAGATAGTGCGGTTGCTGAACTAGCAAATCCAATTGTGTAAGTATTCATAGAGTTAATTCTTCGTTTATCAATGATACTGGTCCTGATGATAGATAAACATTCAGTATAGTGCTATAATTAGTTGTGAATAGGTTTGAGTAACTCTCAAACGATCCAAAATACACATCGTGTTTCAAGAATGACACATTCGGATTAATGATGAAATCATATTCATTCAATGCGATCATTTCATTTTGATCTTTTATCAAAAACGAGATGTTGTATATATTATTGGTGCTATTATACACCAGAACTGGTTTATCTACAATATCAAACCGAACATTGCCACCAGAAACACTGAAAAATTGAGTGTTTGAAGTGTAATCTGTGTCATTTATTGGGAATATTTTCAAGTTTTTACTTGTCAACGTATCATACTTATAAATCTCTGGATATATGATGTAATTATTTGTTGAGATTGTCGGAGTTGTACTGTTGAGAACACAATAATATACATCGGTTCCCACTTTAAATCTATTCGACAGTTGATTTACATCATTTGTTGAGTGTTCGATCACATAAGCTGTCGTATTTGGATTTACGAAACTTGAATTTTCATATTTTATCTTTTCGAAAATGAGATAATTGTCGGTTTCGATGGATAGTGTATCATATGCAATCTCAAATTTATTAACGCTTGATAATTGAGCGAATACAGCGGAATTGTACTTGGAACTGAGATAAGAAAATTCACTCAGAAGAGCTGATACTCTATTGGTAGAGCCGTTTCTCACAAAAATCTTACCATTCAAGTCAATTCTGTCGTTGTAAGTGTTTCTATCAAAAGAATCCACTTCAAATGAGGTAGCATTATCGGTTTGATTGATATATGTGTAATTTACTTTATCAAATTGATAATCATAGACAAATTCTGTTGTAAATTTACCTCCATCCACATTCAAGACTGAATTTCCAGAAAGTGGTCGTAGTGTTTGTGTAAAATCGGCTGTTAATGTTGGATAAGCGGCATCTAAAAGAGCGCGTTGGAGCGGTGATTTCGTATTTAACGCAGCTTCAAACAGAGTATTGTAGTAATACACTCCAGAACCCGGAAAACTGTTTAAATCGGAGTTTATAGGATCACTTAGAAACTCCGTATCATTTTTCATGAAGAGTCCGCCATCTCTTATTTTAAATGAAGGTTTTAAATTGGACTCCGTTGGCGCTTTTAATTCTTGATAAGGTGAGAAAAACCTGAAGAAGAGGGTCCAAGCACCTGAAGTTGAAGAAAATGAATTGGTGTATGATGATAACCCAGATCTTATTGTTTCGGTATATGATGTATCATCATATGTGAAATAATTAAAAGCATATTCTTCACCATATAAATCATCGTAGAACTGATAACCATTTAATATCAGACTTTTGATGTATGATGGTGTCCTTACTTGGATGTTTGATTTGAAATTGTCGTCTATTTTAAATAGACCAAACTTATTTCCATACACATCTCCTTTTTGATCTGCAATATATCCAGATTCGAATATTGATTCGAATGATTGATCAAACGAATCGGATTTCTCAGCAACATATCCGTAGTATTTTGTATCTGATTTATTAGATATCGCTTGATTGACAGCGTTTCCAGATGATGTGTTTCGTTTTAGATATTCACCATCTACGAAAAATGTCAAAACCTCATCATTACTTCCAAATATGTTTGGATCAGGGAAAAAGTATAACGAATTTGGTTGTAAATTGGCGGTATTTATTAAAAACGATTCGTTTTTACCATCTACAAAGACAATACTTGTTTTACTTGGCTTGAAGAACCCCAAGTCTTCTTTAGTTATTAAAGATCCTTTGTGTGTGGATGCTGTCGTCGGGTAGTTTCGGTTTAATACATTGCCGCTTTTAGCAGAAGCTTTGAAAAGCTGACCTGATACAAAATCGGTTGATGTCGAACCAGTTGAAATGTAATAAAAATCACTACTGACGCTCTTTTCAGTTAGTTTTCTTTTATTATCAAAGAGCTGATCAACTTCTTTCAGAGCTTTAATTTCATCCGATACACCTACAAATACTTCAGAAATCAATTCTTCATTTGATTTAAGGAAAATGTTTTGATTATAATCCAAGTCCTTGTAATCATATACATATTGATCAGGGGTTTGATCGAAATATGTGCCATATACATTGTATAGCTCTTCAATATCAATTTTCAGCTTTGTTTTTATCGCTTCGATATCATATTCTATTGGTCCAAGCTCTTGATTTTCTAAGAATTCGAGGGTTTTTTCAAAAATTACCTTTTCAACTCCAAGTACGCTACCCTTTAGCTTTTTTCTAGTTATTTCGTATTTTACATCACTTCTTTTAGAATTGTAATATTTGCAAATATCTACAAGTTTTCTACTGTAAAACCCTAAAACTGTATCAAGATCGTACTCATCATTGAAATCAATCTTGGAAATGAATTCTTTTTCTTCCAGAGTTGTATATTTCAGATTTATATCCTTTATAAACTCTCTGTATTTCTCAACTATCAGGTTGTTTTCCGTGGAATTTGAGTTTTTCTTTTTGGTATTCCAACGCTTCAAGTATTCATTGTAATACGTTTGTAATACATCGGGTTCAAAGCTTATCGAAACGGTTTTGATAAACAATAAAAACGACATTGGAGTACTAACATCCAATGCATTAATTTCTAAAACGTTTGGGTTTGTTATACTCTTTGGTACTTCGGGATACCCGTACTGTAGCGTCGATGACATTGATAATATTTACTTGTCAGATGCCGACTTTGATCATATTGACAAAGATTGATAAAGAGAATCCAAGAACATATTATTAAACACGCCATCCGAAGCAAATAAATAAGAATTATCAACTGTCGGACCAAGTATTGTTGTTTTTGAATTTTCGAAATTTATGATGTTATCAGTCACGGTGCCATCATAACCATCAACATATTCAAAAAACACATAATATTTTTCGAAATCTTGTGGGCTGAATGATGATGGCAGAACGAGCGGCCAACCCCAGTCTGATGTATATTGAGACAAGTTGTATGTTTGTCCTGATCCAGCACACAGCGGTTGATATGTATTCAGCAATGTGTAAGAATTGCTGAATTTCTCCAGAGCAACGATTGGAGTTCCAGCGGTTATGGTATAAGTCAGTGTATCTATCTGATCACCAATGTTCGTTCCATATTTGTCTTTTTGAGTGTATCCTCTGGTATCGAAATTTTGATTGAATTTATTCGTTGTTCCGATTAGTTTGTTTAGACTGACAGATGCCAGATTCGCAATTCGATCTATGTCTTCAGGATAATTCGTGGATGCTCTGTTGAATACAAGCTCTTCATTATCAACAAGCCTCATATCTGAAATAAGAGCCTGAATGTTTTTAGTGTCGATATCTGTATTGTTTGCTATGAAGTTTGCTATCTTTTCATAAGTCTTGACACCTATTGAATTGTGATCATAGTTATCAGATCCAAATATACTTCCTAAGAAATCATTAAACAGTATAGGATTGTTTTTGATTTTTTCTTGGAAAGCTAAATCGGTGAACGTTTGAGCAGCATTGAAATCCTCATTGACTTTGTATATGTCGTAATAATTATGTGAGTATATATCAAAGTAACTTGAACTTGCACTCAGTGTGAATGCTGATAGATTATCATTTGTGAGCGTTGCGACACAAGATAACTGTACTGCTGTTGTTATCGAGCTAAGATATGGGAATTGGATATATCCTCTGAAAGATCCACCGTGATCCAGTTGATCTATAGTATAGTTTAAAGAAGATATTGTATAATACGTTGATGGTATCAATGCTGTATTCGCTACAAGTCTCTCGTTGGCTTGGGTTAATATATAGAATCCGTTATTATCGATTAGATAATCTCCAGATAATACACTTATAGAAAGAGCCGATAATTGAATATTATTGAAGTTTTTGAGAGAATATTGAGCTGAATCTTTAACCTTTACAACAAATGGTATCTTGCTATTGATAAATTTTGTATGATATATATCGAATGAGCTTATGGGGGTGCTTTCCCCATCGATACCATTGGATGTTATGCTGAGTCTGAACGCATCATTGTTGGGGGTTATATTTGCACTCAGCAAGACTCCCAGATTGTTTAGGTAATCGGTTGTTTTTTCTGCAACTATTGTGTTTGTATTGCTAAACTTGAATAATATCGATGTATTACCAACCGTATCATCTTTGTAATACACGTATTTCGTAGCTGAAGTTCCAACAAAGAATGAACCAGCATCTGTTTTAGAGCATGGAACTATTGATCCGTTGTCAATCTTGGCGTACAATGCATCTCCTGATGTTATTTTGATATCTGGAACCTCGTAATATTGCACATTTTGTATTGCAATATTTGATGTGGAATCAAATATGGAATATGTTGGACGTAAATGTACGAATTTATCAGATTGAATTTCGAAGAAGTTCGTACTTCCCGAATTATTCACTGAATATACAACATTCGTTATGGGCTGATACCACGGATATGTGACATTCAAGGTCCAAGGACCGTGAATAACACTCTGTGTCAATTCCAAGTAGCCTTTATTGGATGATAGATTGGTAAATTCGAGAGTGTATGGTATGTAATCTTTAACTTCTACGTTTTGAGAATAAGACGATATCAATGCATTGTTTTGGCAGTCGAATACCAATAGATTTACTGTGTAAACCCCCGGAAAATTGTAATATTTGATTGCTGTGAGCGCTTTTGATGTTGTACCATCACCAAAAGACCAAACAACATCTTTGTTTGGAAACAAATCCAAATCAGGTATGAACTTGAATGGTGTTGACGATAAGCTATAAGAACTCAATACATTCTCATTCTTGAAATCGTATACATCAAAAGTCGTATATGTTGTTTTTAAATCAGGCATCGATTACTTCTATTTTATTTATTAGCGATTGAGGAGAATAGAAATATGGGAATTTATAAAACGGAAGCGTTGTCGTTTGATTTACGATATCATTGTCACTATCGACATATATCGGATTCCATGATAAGAAAGATACTCCGTTGAAGAATGTATTTTCCTTTGTATTTTCCGTTCTTATTGAAGATACACCCTCAATTCCCAATATCGATGCTGTCAAGTCTGTTAAGTTTAATGTCTGCCCCAATACGTTATTGGATGGCTTGAAAAAATTCAAGATTGTATCATTTATCTTGGATTTCAACACCCCTTTGTTGATTTTATTCGTTTTACTTCTAACAACAACGAGTTTTGATTCATCAACAACACTTCGAAGTGAATTTATTGTACTGAATCCAATATCAAATGCCACGTAGATAGGATCTCTAGGTACAATTTCATTGGATATCATCTTTTTGTCTCTGGTGATGTCAATTATGAGATTTTTAAATGATTCACTGAGATAATTCGGATATGTACCATCTTGCGTTACTTCAAATTTCGGCACACAGAATATGTTGACGTTGTTGAAATCACAACTATCTGCAAAGTTGACCTGATTTATTAAAACACGGTTGACTTTATTCGGATCTACACATATGCGGTAGTAATAGTCGATGTATTCGTTTATAAATCTGTCATTATCAACAACCTTGACAGTATTCAAGATGTTTGGTATGCTCTTGCTCAAGAATTTCTCATAGTCGGCTTCAGTTACAAGTCTGTTTTGTGCAGCGATCAGGAACGGTGCATTGTTTTTGATAGACTCAACAGTTTCAGCTTCACTTATGGTTGTTGAATTCAGAGGATTGTTGAATGTCAATGAAGGACTCAGAACAGTTGTTATGATTTGAGAGTTTGAAGATGTTGTATCCTCATAGATTTCGCTGAATGTATTTGAAGCGTATGTAAAGAGCTTATTTCCATTGATTGCGTTTTTGCTTATGATACCTTTATCACCATCGCTCAAGATATACATTATCTTAACCTCATCACCGGATTCCAGTCGTTTTCCGAATGTGTTGTTTCCGAATTTTACTTCGTAATGTCCATTTTCATTCAATCTAAGCTCATATGCTCTCTCGGTTGCATTTGAAAGATACAAGCTGTCGCTTTCTTTGTATTCATACCAAGTATCGGTATTCACTTCCTTGACATACACGCTTATTGTACCATCTGCTATGAATCTACTGTCATTTGTGTTGACCAAGTTATCAACAACAATCGGAAGAGTTTCAAAATCCAGACCTTCTGATGTATAAGTCGGATATTCTTGAACTGTACCTTGATATAAGATCAGATTGTTGTTGATCGAATCTATAGTTTCATTCGATGTTGTGGTTTTTTCAAAAAGTGTATCTTCCAAAACGGTGTATTGGATATTATCCACTAGAAAGTAGCTGTACTTTCTAATCATATAGCTACCAACAGCCAGATTGGATGATGCGGTGCAGTTGATTGGAACAATTGATGTTTGTCTGCCTGTAGGCTTGTATCCTATCAGTTTAACAATACGATTCATGTTCTCATAAATCGAAGCCTGATCAAAAAGCGATTCTGAGCTATTTTGATTCAAATAAAACATCAATACATGTGTGTAATATGCCAATATCTCGATGAGAAACGACATGTTACTACCTTCATAATTTTGATCTGTGAATGTTGAGTTCTCATTCAGTCTCTGGATTATGAAATTCTTTAAAGAAACAGCATCGAAATTGATGTATGCGTTTTGTGGAAGATTATATTCCAATGTATCTTTATCGCTCATTAAGAAATATTTAATCAGGAGATCGTGTAACCCGTTGCGGCGAGTTCTGATTTTATACTCAATCCGTAAACATCCAACGAAGGCACATCAATTTTAAGTTCGATGTTGTATTGATTATTATCTTCATCTGCAACAACCACAACATCTTGCAGTGTTATTCTGGGTTCCATCAAAGGAAGCTTCGTTTCAATGTCATCTTGTATCAATTCCGTTGTGAAATCGTCGATTGGCTCGAAGAGATATTGTCTTAAATCGACACCGTAAGTCGGATTGAGTAGTTTTTCTCCGGGTGAAGTGAGTAATGCATTTACAATGCTATTTTTAACAGCTTCTATGTCAAAAAGAGCTTGTACATCTTTCAATACTTCATTTCGATTGAGTTGACTGTTGTAACTATAGGATGGAGATAAATCCAATGCTATATCTTTGTATAAAAACCCGCTTTCAAGCGCTTTTTTAGATACTGCTGGTGCTTCTAGTGATTTTATCTTAATAGCCATCGTTAATATTTAACAGATGGACTCAATCAGATTTCTTTTTGCGTTTTTCCCAGCTAACTCTTTTAGAGCTTTTCTTTTTATACATTCGGCCTTTGATTTTATTGCATTCAGCTTTTGTTGCCCTACAAGCTGGATAACTTCCTTTTGAAGTGTCATTTCTTCCACAAGGACCGCCTGTTTTGCAATTAATCCAACCTCTGAATTTGCGACCTTTTTTATCTGTTTGAGGAGCGAACCAATCACGAAGATTTTCAAGTAGTTCCAATTGAGTAAATTTGCGGTTTTCTTTTAGCATGGATTTGGCCTTTTTGATACGGCTTTCTTCCATAGCTTCTTCTATATCTTCGCTAGAAAATTCAACCCCGTTTTTTTGTGGAGAGCAATCGAAAGTTCCTTCTACGCTACTTGGAGCACCTTCTAAACTAGTTAAATTGTTGCCGCTGCAATCGAAATATCCTCCAACACTACTTGGAGCACCTTTTAAACTAGTTAAATTGTTGTAGCTGCAATCGAAAATTCCTTCTACACTATCTGGAGCACCTTTTAAACTAGTTAAATTGTTTTTTTTGCAATAGAAACCCTCTCCAACACTACTTGGAGCACCTTCTAAACTAGTTAAATTGTTGTCGTCGCAATAGAAACCCTCTCCAACACTACTTGGAGCACCTTCTAAACTAGTTAAATTGTTGCCACCACAATCGAAAATTCCTTCTACACTATCTGGAGTACCTTCCAAACTAGTTAAATTGTTGTTGTTGCAATGGAAATTTCCTTCTACGCTACTTGGTATATTCTCAGGCAACTTAATAATAAACAATTTGCTAAGATTAAAATAACCCTCAGCGACACGATCATATGCTTCTTTTTGACCTTCATTAATACGATCTTTGATTTTTTGAACATTTATATCATGTTTATTAAATTTATAGTACTGGGTGGTATCCAACTGATCATAAGATATTTCTCTTGTTTTAACATATCTCTGAACTTGATTCGGTTTTAAAGAATCTGCCTGATGTGGAGTTAAATTAGGACCAATTGATAAAAATTCATTTATTAAGTATGAATCTAACACATCAAAAATATCATCAGGCAAATTAATAGTCGATTTCAGAAGTTTTGATTGTGTTTGATAATCAACCGATTTAAACTTTTCAAGGGTTGGTTCTCTAGTAAAATCTTCAATAGTTTCGATTTCTTTTTTTTCAGAATCGTCCAGTTTTTTATTTACAAGTAATTTTTCATACGGTTTTAATTCAGGATATTTTGAAACAATTTCATCCCAACCACCTTCAACATGTTTTGTATTATTATTTTTAAATGTCCACATGTATCCATTTTTTGTATGATCCAATACCATTATATGGTCATTTTCAGTTACTGGTTTTTTCTTAAAGTAAATAAAGTAAAATGTTGACTCTTGGCCAAGTCTATAGTTGGAATACATATTACCACCAGCGGATCGAGATATACAAAAAGTGTATCCTCTCCCGTATAATATACACTTATCTTGTGAATCACCTCTATAAATAACTACATTTTCGTCTTCGGCTACGATATCATCTTGTTGAACATCAATTTCGACTTTTTTCTGATCTCCCTTCTTAACATTTCTTTTACCTTCAGCAGCATCAACTGCTTGCTCAAGCTCTTGGAATGTTTTGTATTGAAATGGATCTTTCTTTTCAAGTGCGTTTTTAAATATTTCAAATTTATCCAAATAAAAGCGAACGGTTTGTTCTTCAGTATCAGAAAATTTCGCTATTAATTTTTTAATAGCTCCTTCGCTGAATTCTAATAAAAGATTAGTATACAATTCGTTGAAATTCATATTAATTCATTTTTCCTTTTCTTTTAACGCACTTCTGAACGTAACCACTGGCATAAGCACTAGGCCAGACATCGTACTTAGCTTTCGCTTTTGCTTGACACTTAGATCTTAAAGGAGATACCTTTTTCTTCTTTTTCTTTGAAAATTTTTCAAGAAGAATATTGTAAAGTTCGTTAAATTCGTTCATAATTTGGTTATAGTATTACAACTATTCCTATTTAACACAATTGAAGTCTGCATTATAAAAAATAATATAGCAAAAGTTTATTTAATACCAATCTTCACATGCTAAATAATGGTATGGATAATAAATATTATGTCTATGGTTTATATGAAGAAGGAAACGAATTTCCATTTTATATCGGTAAGGGTAGTGGTAGACGAGTTGAACGATATGCTCTAGATGATACTAGACATGGGTATATGCTAATATGCAAATTTAAAAATTTAAAAAATAAAAATATTAAATTGGAGCGCAAAATATTACATGATGGGTTATCTGAAAGTGAATCATTGAAAATTGAAATGGATTTAATAAAGCACTACGGTAAACGATGTGATAATACTGGGATATTGTTTAATTTTACAGATGGTGGAAATCAACCACCATCTGTTGAGGTAGTTCGAAAATTATACGGAGAAGAAAAATATATTCAAATGCAAATGAGACGTAATAAAACATTTTATGAAAATCATTTTGTTAAAAATTTTGAAAATATTGCAAGGGTTCAAGAATTATTAAATCAAAATTTTTTAATTAAAGAAGTCGCAGAAATTTTAGGGTTTGATAGAAATACCATTTCTCGCTGGATTAAATTGTATGATTTGAATTACGACGACACCAAAAAGAAGGTTTTGGAAATTGAAAGATTGGTGTCTTTTCGCGAATCTAATAGTAAAAAAGTTCAAAAAACAGCAAAAAAATATTTAGTATTATGTCCTGATGGAGATGAAGTTTGGGTATCGAAATTGGTCAATTTCTGCAAAGATAATCAATTAGATTATAGAGGATTGAGGAATACATTCAATAAACGTAAAAAGAACGGAACCCGATGTGCGTATAAGGGGTATTCTATAATAAATGTTATAGACCCCTGATTGGATATCACCAATCGCGACAACTTTCGTAATTTGCAGTTCCAGCCTTGGCACTTGAACATTTATGCCTTGCACGGAATGATTTTTTTCTCTTGGTATTGCCACTCTTACCAGTCACACGAACACCTGCTTGTCCCCAGTGTATTCTCTTATAAGAACCATCGGGTTGACGAGCACACTTGGTCCACTTTTTACCTTTTCTGTCACTACTGGCCTTTTTGGTTGGCCCTGTGCATTTGTTGGATTTCTTTTCCATGATCTCAATTAGATCAATATCAAATTCGTCTTGATCAAATTCCAGCGATTCCAAAATTGATGATGCTACTTTATCAAAATTCATAACTTTATTTACCATTTAGGCTAAATAATTTGCATGGGAAAGCTATTTGATGAAATTTTTGAAAGCGTTGTGGGTCGTTATGAGGCGGGTGGTTATTTACCCGGTGATCTTGTAAAGTTCAGATCCAACTACAAGACATGCGCTGCTTATAAAGCAATGCCAACTGATATGCAACGAGAAGTTGATGATTTAGCCAACTGCAAGCTCAATATATCAGTTATCCAAGTTGGTGATAAGTTATCAGGCAACAGTGCTGGCAACCAATTCAAAACCGCTGACAATGCAGTTATCACAATCGCCGCTGATCAGGGTGGTGGTAGAACTTATGGCAGAGTTACAGTTTCTCCTGAAATGATTGACCGAATTCAGATGGATAATATCAATCATCCTCCGGTTCCAGATGAATGGAAGCGCAAAGACAACATCAACATCAAGCCAAAACCAGTTGAAGATTTCAGCAACGCCGATAATCGCAAAACGGATAAAGGAAATGGTAAAAATACCCCAACCGATCTTAAATTAGCAGGTGAAAGCACCGTCATAAGAAAAGATATGGATAACCTTGCTGCGATATATGAACAGACAGTTCAATAATATTATGAAAACCGAAATTGAAGAATTATCAGACATATACGAGGAATCTGTGTTGGAAGAAGGATTACTCAGAAGAGTAGGGAATAAAATAGTCGGGAGTCTTTCCAGATCCTCTCTCAAAGATACAAACAAAAAGCATGAATTTGCAAAATCTGTTGCATATGATGTTGGAAAAGATATATCCAAAGTGTTTGGGGGAGATTTAAACACTCATACTCAAAATATATACAGCATGATTTTAAATTATACAAAAACACTATAATAATAACTAAATAATCTCATGAGTAAATTTACTAAACTTGACACCATGCTTATTTCAGAAGCATATTCATCACAACTACTAATGGAATCTGCACCAAACATGACAATTGAAGAAATTCAAAGCAGATTACCAAACATGACAATTGCAGAAGCTCAAGTAATTGAAGAATTATTTGGAAAAATGGGTCAAAAACTTGGAAGAATTGGCTCAGGTATCGCCAATGTCGGTGGGGCTGCTGCAAAAGGACTAAAAGCAGCAGGCCAATCCGCTGTGGGTGCTATTGATAAAGGTATTCAATCTGCTGTTGATGTAGGCAAGGGTGTTGCAGGAGCCGCTTCAAATGTTGCACAAAATGTTAGTAACATGTATAGAGCAGGAGCTAATGAAAAGGAAGCCGCGCAGGCAATCGAACAGGCTCAAGCTTCAGTTGAAGAACTCGTCAATCTGATCAATTCTGCAAAATCCAAATATGGTCCCGGAAGTGCTTTTAATAAGTATTTTTCAGACGATCCTATGAAGATGACTCTGAACACCATTGCAAATCAATTGAACATGGCATCACAAACCGCGCAAGATGTGAATGCGGATGTCAAGGACAGAGGATTCTTCGGCGGAACAAAAGCAGCATACAGCGCTGGCAAGCAAGGTGCAGGTGCTCCACAAGGAGTTCCAGTCGTTCCTTAATCCACAACATTCTCAAGGGCGAGGAGACAGGCAAATGCATTGATCTCCTTGTCCATGACAATCGAACTTTTAAACAGGCTATCTGCTATCTGCAAGATAGCCTGTTTCTTTTGAATCTCATCAAAATCTACATTGTAGATGTAGTTCAATAGACCACTAAGCAACTGCTCGTAATCATTATCAAACAGAGCATCATTTTCAATGAGATACTTTCTAGTTTGTAATGATGATTTGTTTTGTATGCCAGCCCAAATGTAAGAATATAGATCTTCTGAGCTTGTTTTTACACCAATGTTCAGGGTTCCTGACACTGAATGCTTTTGAAGCTCATTGATGCACTTTCTCAAGTCTGGAAAGAAACCCTTAACTAATCTTACAACCTCTTTATTCTGCTCTGGGGGAACAACAACACCTTCATTGTTCAGAATATACAGACATCTCTTTACAGCACCTTTAAGAGTCGGCTTGACATCGACGCTTTGACATCTGGATTGCAATGCATCCATGATTTTGTGTCGATAATTGGCTGTTAGAATGAATCTCGCAACCGCAGAGTATTCTTCGATCAAGTTTCGCAGGCATTTCTGTGATTCTTTCGAAAGACCATCCGCTTCATCGAGAACAACAACTTTAATTCCCCCGTTAAAGCTTTTGGTCCTTATGAAACCCGTTACTTTAGTTCGAATGTTATCAATACCAGTCTCATCTGAAGCGTTTATATACAAATAATCACACTTCAAGATGTCTTGGACCAAGATTCTTGAAATTGTCGTTTTCCCTGTGCCTGCTGCCCCTGTAAAGAGGAAATGTGGTATTTCATCAGTGAATGACTCGAAGAATTCTCTGGTATTATCAGAGATGCACATGTCATTCAATGTTTGCGGTCTGTATTTTTCAATCCATAAATTCATAGTTCTTGCAATCCTAGTTTTTTGTCGGATCTATTCTCGATAGTGCGCACCAGATTGGCACAATCTAACAAACTATCGAATGATCCTACGTCGAACCAGAGGATATCATGAAGACAGCATACGTCAACCCCTTCTTTCTCATTCAATGCCTTGATCAGATCAACGATTTCAAGCTCGCCTCTCTTAGAGGGTTTGAGATGCTTTGCAATCGAGACTGCTTCTTTTGTGAAGACATAAAGACCAACAACAGCATCATTTCCAATGTATGTTTGGGGCTTTTCGATGATATCAATCAGTTCATTCTCTTCATTCAGTGTTGCAACGCCGTAATCATTTGGATTTTTAACTTTATAAGTAAAAATGGTGTTGGCAGGCGCATCTAGATTTTGATCTCCGATGAAAATATTATCCCCCAATATCAATGCAAGACGATCAGCATCATTTGCCCAATCCCCAGCTATCGTAAAGGCTTCAGGTAATCCATTTGGCTTATCTTGTATCTTGTATTGAAAGTTCATGCCATATTTGGCACCATTTCCAAGATAATTGTAATACATCACCAGTTGTTCCTTGTCAGCACATATAATCAAAACATCGGTGTATCCCATCTTTTGCAACGTTCCCAAACTGTATGAAATTACAGGTTTGTTGTATACTGGCAGCAATTGTTTTGATATACCGAACTGTGTTAGTGGATAGAGTCTAGTTGCTCGTCCTCCCGCTAAACATATCGCCTTTTTAATCATTTAATACCTCCTCTAAGATTTCTTGTTCGTCTCGCATTTTCATAATGGTGGATGCTTTTGTGTTATCCAAAACACAATTGCTTCGACCAGCGATTATTGGAATTTCCGTGATATTTACGAATTCCCATTCCGGGTTGTTCCTGCGGAACTTTTCCATTATGTTTACAACTTCCTTGGTTGTTAATGGATTTGGATTCACTACATTGTATATCCTATGTGGGCAACCCATATTATATGATTCATGTATAAACAAGTCATGTATAAGTGTGTTTGTGAATTCGCAAAGATCAGGAATGTAAGTCTTGCTGTTTTTATAATCGATCAAAGTATTATACTTTTTGATTTTTGATAGATAGCTGCGAGCATCATGCAATCCGCTGATTGGCATCCTAATTCGGAGGATGCTGATCGGCAAGTGTTTTGAAAGAACCTCAAATGCGTGTTTGGTTTTGCTGTAGAATGAACTTTCATCATTATACAATCCGAAGTTTGGAGCGTCGTCTTCGGTGAATTCTTTTTCGTAACCTGTGTATATACATCCGCTACCGATATGTATGTATCGTTTGCCCAAGTCTGTAGTCAATTTGGCACACATCAATGGAGATGTCACATTCAGCCGCCAACACTCTTCTTTTTTGCTTTCAGCTTCGTCGATGTTTGGTCTACCGGTGAATCCACTGCAATTGACGACAACATCTGGTTCAAAATTGAAATTTAATTCATACCAGAATGTTTTCGGATCGTGGTAATTGAGGGTTTTAGAGTCTAGGACTTTGACAGTGTGACCCTCTGACATCAGATGGTTGCCAATATGATTTCCGATGTATCCGTTTCCTAGAATTAAAATCTTACGCTTGATCGTATTCTTCTTCAATAAATTCTTTGATGTCATGTATGTTTACATTATCATTCGTTTGGAGAAAGTCAACCATCGCAGATGCCAATTCATTGCCCATACTTGAAAGCTCCTCATCTTCAGTGCTGTCCAAGAATATTTGCAGTTCTTCAATAGCATCTAGGATCTTGTCCTCTTTTTGATTGATAGTTTTCAACAGTTTGATTTTATTCATAATTTGCAGTATTTACTTTGAGGGGTCACTAAATATAGTCATGGGTTTAAAAATTTCAAGTCTGCCGGTAAATTCTCTGCCTTATTCAGGTTCAGAAAAACTACCTTTAGTTCAATCAGGTGTTACAAAAGCAGGCACTCTCAGTTCTTTTGTAAATTATTTGTCGGGAGCTTTACCTTCTGGAGGCAGCAATGTGTCGTCTTTAACTGGTAATTGGCAAAGTACATATACCACATTTAGTTCAAACAGCGCTAATTATGCTGTTAAAAATGCTGATAATAATTTTAACACAAATCAAACATTTACTGACGATATCACTATAGGTACAGGCACATATTTGAAAGAAATACCTGCCCCGTCTACAATCGATGCATATTCACTTATATTAGGTTATAATGCAGGTGCTAATGACGGTTCATCTACTACATATGATGATAATGTATTTATAGGGTATCAGAGTGGTAATGATAGCGGAAGTATTTTTGGAGCAACTTCTAAAAATATAGGCATTGGTTACGGATCTTTGGATTCTGCTGGCTCTGGTACTTACGGATCCGCATCTAATAATATTGCCTTGGGAGAAAGTTCTGGTATTAATATTGGTTCCAATAACGTGTCTACCCCTAACACAACTAACAATATAATTTCTATTGGATCGAATGCTGGTAGTAATATAGGTTCTGGTAATGATAGTTCAAACGGAAATGCTGTAAATGTAATAGCGATAGGTAATACTGCTGGAACAGGTGTAGGATCAGCTACAAGCTATTCGGGTGATGCAGTAGATGTAATAGCAATTGGTTCAGAAGCTGGTATCGATGCAGGTAGCGGCGGTGTTGATAATAGTGGTAACATAAATTATTCAGTTTTCTTAGGTGTACAAGCTGGTCATAGCGTAGGTAAAGGGGATATTCTCGCTGGTAATGCTAGTGATATTATTGCTATAGGTAGACAATCTGGTTATGAAAGTAATATAGGCGCAACCACAAGTGATAATATCTATATCGGTAGAGAGTCTGGTTATCGGAACGGATATAGTACTAATTCTCAGAATAACATTTTCATCGGATTATCTTCCGGCTATAATAAACAAGGCAGTAGAAATACATTCATCGGAGACCTAACTAATACAACACCAACAGACTCTGTAAATCTCAGTGGTTGTATAGCTATCGGTTATGGCGCTCAGCCAACAGCGAGAAATACCATCGCTCTTGGTTCTGCTTCAACTCCTTTGAGCGTTGTTCCCGGTGCATCAACGTATCAACAATTATCTGGATTGAAAGTGATGATAAACGGTACTTATTACACGATACCGCTATTCTCTTGATTTTTCATTTCTTTAAAATTTAATAAATACATATATGAGTATACTTAACAGCACCCCAACAGTCCAGACTGTATTAACAGATGAGCAAATTTTAAATAGCTTAGCAGCTGAAATTAAAAGATTTTCAAAAAGATCTTATGATTCTGTATTAGAAATACAAAACAAAGGTATAAATCTTGTATGGAAACGTGGTAGATTCACACCGCAGCAAATTATAGATGCTCTTGGTCCAGATGCCGTTAAAATATTTCAAATGCATGCTATTTTAACAGATGCAATCAAACAAATAGCTGCCATTGATGGTATAGAAGCTCCAGTAGCATTACCAACAAATGCTTTTGAGATTGTAGATGGTGCTATTGTTGTATCTGAAGATCCATATATTACTCAATAACTTATAAATTTTATGACAGGTATCAAAATTATAGACTTACCAAGCAGCACACTGCCTTATACGGGAACAGAACGTATTCCTATAACACAAGATGGCGAAACACGAAATGGTACATTAAATTCATTCGTTAATTATATATCAGCTTTTACACCACCTCAACCTCCACTAACACAAGATGGAATAGAGTCCGCAATCACTGATAACTCATCATTTCTAACTAATTTAGGCGCTGTTAGTTCTAACGGATCTGGTATTGTAGATAGTTCCAATTTTCGTGAAACTCTGCTATTAAATGATACAGCAATACCGGATTCACTTAATTGGCAACCGAATTGTTTTAATAAACTTGTATTATCAGGCGCACCTATACATGTATTGATTGCAGGTGACTCATTATCTACCCAACTAAGAATGCCTCCAAACGCAGCTTCCGCAGGTATAATAGGCGCTTCAAGATTAGCAGGATCTGTTAATGTCAGTGATTATAACGGACAAGATGGTAGACCTAGATTTGAGGATGTATGGTTAGCTCCTTATCATGTGATTTCAGCCGGTGGTAGTGCTGTTTATCATATAGGCGGTCAAGGAGCAGTTAGCCCTGTTGCTACAAGAGCTAACACAATATCCGTAATGTATATTGCTGAAAGTGGAGCTGCTACGTTTAATTTGATGTACTCTACAAACTTGGGTACCAATTGGACGATTGTATCGAGTATTAGTGCTAACAATGGTGGATCAAGAGAAGGTAAAGTATATATCAATTCTTCTTTACCTGCATCAAATTCACCGACGTTCGTTGCAGGCATTAGCGGTGTTACAGGTGGTAATGTTCGTATTATAGGTGTTGGACTTTACCACAATACAGGATTGGGTGTTGTAGAGCTTCGAGCATTGGCAAATCTTGGAGGTATTGATATAACAAACTTTGGCGCTGTGCCTGATTCTATATTTACCCCGCTATGGTCTCACATGTCTCCTGATCTTGTAGTAAGTCATTTTGCTGATTCGCCAGAGGATTGGAAAGACGTTAAGTTAACACTTAATAATGTGGTTACAAATGGTACTAATACTATAACATTTGATGCATATCCACCTACAGAGTATGCAAATGGAAATGCATATAGACCTTATCCTTTGGTAGGTGACTATATAACAGGTACTAATATACCGCCTAATACTAGAATCACAGCACATACTAAAAACTCGCAAACAGCGACAATAAGCAACTCAGCTACAGGAAGTGGCACAAACTCTGCTAATATTCGAGGAGCGTTTGTATCATTTTACGAACGCTGTAGTAGTATTAAGAGTAAAACGGATTGGATTCAGTTTTCAATGAATCCAACAATGTCACCAGCTCTCTCTCAACACCCTCGATGGGAAAGTGGTGTGTCTTACCCTGTAGGTACTCGCGTTACTACATATAATGCAGATGCTACTATTGCAGTAGGTAGACTTGAACGAGTTTATGTTTCTAAAGCTAACCATACATCAGATTCAACCACGCTACCTAATGTAGGGGCATCTTGGCAAACAGTATGGGATGAAGACCTGCTTGATGCAGCATCAATATCTGCGGGGACAGGAAGAGCGAGACAGCAAGCAAAAGCTCAAAGAGAGTGGGCAATTAGATCTGGCCATTCATTCATCAACGGTTTTGATATTTTTAGAGATTACAGATCAGCGTCTAGTGCAGGGTTAATGTCACCACCTGACATGATTCATCCTAATGACGTAGGACATCCATTTAAAAATGTTATGTTTTGGTCTAAAATCCCACTTGCTCAAATGAATTTGGGCTTAATTGGGAATGTCTACTCTAAAGATGGTAATGTACCTTTAATTTACACAACACCGGCAAGTAATATTTATGCTCCCGGAGATGCAGGTTTAGTTGAAATTAGCCGTCCGCTAAGAATGTCAGGACCGGGGGCTCAAATTAATTTAGGAGACCGTAATACCCCTGTTAGTTTCAACGCTGATGTGGCATTTTCAAACACCGGTGGAGTTTTAACTATAAGTAACTTTAATACTAGTATTGTCGCTATTGGCGGAACATCTTCTTTTCTTGGATGGCACCCCGGTTCTAATGGTGCTGTATTAGGCGGTCGTGGATCAAATTGGTGGAATCTTGGAGGAGCTGGAGTCAGACTTGAATATACACCTACGACAACAAATTATACTATCGCTGCTACCGACTATACTGTTAATGTAACAAGTAATTCTGTAACCGTTCAATTACCACTAGCGGAAGCGCTAAATTCAAATACTAGTAATTTCACTAATACTAGAGCAGGTGTAGAAGGTAAACTATATTGTATTAAAAATTCTGGAACAGGCACGACAGTTACATTATCAGCAAATGGTGCACAATTAATTAATTCAACAAATACATTGTCAATATCATCAGGTCAAATGTTTAAAGTTCAATCAACAGGAACTGGTTGGATAACTGTAATGTAATTGTGTGATTAATAATAAGTGCCGTATATAGACGTGTCGTTGACGCTGTTGTCGAATATATTATCCTTAGAATATTCATCAACATCAAACGGATATGTTTTAGGATTGCTGCTCAATTGCACACTGGACAACTGATCAAGTAGAGTTATGCTGCTGCTCAATACACCACTGAATGAGTTATCATACACCTGAACGTTGTTATCTTCATCAGGAAATCCAGCTTCAAAGCTGTAATCATATCTCTTCGCTGTAACTTTCCATATATAGTGGCCCATCAGTGGATTCAATGCCCCTCCATCTTCATCAATAACTTCAGTCACAACAAAAGTTTTCGGACCTCTACCACCCGGTCTATCACAACCAAAAGGTGTTAGAACAAAGCCATCATCAGCTTTCGGCTCCACCCTCTGACCATTATTCGAGTGTATGTTTATTTGATTGAAAGCTGTTGTGAATGAGTCTATGTGGAAATACAGGGTGACACTATCATCAGGCTCCCATCCGTATGTTTGTAGAGGAACTCCGTTGTGTTGATATTCCACGTAAGCTCTTATAGCAACAGGTCCATAGTATGGCGTGACTGTATGTTCCCCGTAAAAGTTATTAGCAGCTGATAAATTATACGTGTTGACGTAATAATTGATATCGACTCCGAAATTATTTATAAGTTCAGAAAATCCGCTGTTGTATAAAGCGCGTTCAGCTTGAAATTTAGATGGATCTGCAAAACCACCACACGCTGGTTTAAACACTCCCGCAAATATATTAGACGGAGTTAGACATGACAATGGAGTTACAGGACATCCCATGGTATTATTTAACCTTTACAACTCTTGCAACCGGTTTATTTTCTGGAGTCAGATACATTTGCAAACCGAACGGGCTATTTTTAATTTTCGACACTTTGTTGTTTTTAAACTCCAGATTGTATGTGACCAATACATCGGTAAGTTCTGGTCCTTGAAACATATAACCCAATACATTTATTTTAGGGTTGAGTTGTTCGTATGGTCCTTTGGTTGTTATATTTTTACGTGTTATTGGTTTCACAGCGTCTCGACTTCCTTTTTTATTACTAGCAAATGCTGTAATTTTTGGAGTACCATCTGCCATATTATGTGCATATTCCAGAAAGAATGTTTCAAAAGATTTCACTATATCTATTTAACAAAAAAGGGGAGTCATTTAAGACTCCCCTTTTCGGTTTGATTTTTATTGTTGAAAAATTACTTGATATACTCAGCACCCGCTTTGTAGTTTCCAACTTTGTTGTTGGAACCAGCACCGATGTTTGGTTGTTTAGCGTTGTAGAGAGCGTGGCCGTAATCTCCGTCATCACCGACTTTATCAGTTACAGCGGATGTTGCTTTTCCACCCTTGGCTTTGACTTTACCAACTGTGTTTGGCTTGCCAGTGAGTTTGCCGATAGCTGGGGTTTCTTCGTCTTCTTCAAAGTCTCCACCCATTTCATCTTCACCTTCGTCGCCCATGTCAAAGTCAAGGTCTTCTCCTTCGGTATCGCCTTCTCCTTCGCCTTCACCACCGTCTAGGACAGCCATGAGAACATCGTGAAGTTTTTGAGCGGTTGCTCTATCGAGGGTGAAAGTAACTTCATCTTCTCCACCGAAATCGGAATCCATTTCGTCATCGGTAGGTTCATCTTCAAGGCCAAATGCATTTACATCGTCCTCGGCATCTTCCATACCCATGTAATTCTCATTAACGACGGATCTAAACAATTTATCGAAACTAAGTGTTTTTCTAGTCATAACTGTATTTAGTATTTGTTTTCCCATTTTTCTACTTTCCTGCAATTCTTTTTCTTCTTCAGATTCACCTGCTTCCATGGCATCCAGTTGATCTTGGATGTTTTTGCGTTGTTCATCTGAAAGATTTGGCTTTTTAAGAGCATCACGAAGTTTATCTTCTTTCTTTTGTGCTTTGGTAAGTTTTTCTTCGTTGTCTTCTTCCTTGCAACCACACTTGCAATCAGATGGGTGATCGTCATTCAAAGCTTTTGTAGCGCCTCCTTTTTCATCCAATCCACCATCTTGTTTTGGAAAATTTCCATCAAAAGCGTTTGGTGGTAGGTTTTTGGATTCCTTTACAATTTCTCTCTTCAACGCATTTAGCATGTCACCATAAGCGTCCCCTATATTTTGAAGATCTCGTTTGATCATACCCTTATTTAACTACATTGTAATAAATATATTCAATATGGCGAAAAACCAAGAGAAGTTCTATATGGGAAATCAAAATCTCCCATCTAAAGGAACATTAATAGCATATACTCCAGAACAGGCCAAAGAAATGCAAAAGTGCGCCAAGAATATATTGCATTTCGCTGAAAAGTATTTTTATATCTTGAATGTTGACAAGGGCAAAATGCCGATTGAATTATACAAGGCTCAAAAACGAGTTTTGAAAAAAATGATGGAGAATAGATTCTTTTGTCTATTGGCAAGTCGTCAGGTGGGTAAAAGTACTCTTATGACAATTTATATATTGTGGATGGCCAATTTCTTTGAGAATCAAAGAATTCTACTTGTCGCCAACAAGGAATCAACAGCTATTGAAATTTTCAGTAGAGTTAGAATGGCTTATGAAATGCTTCCAAATTGGCTAAAATCCCCTGTGGTTGAATATGCGAAGACAAGCATGGAGCTTGAAAACAACAGCCGCATAGCTATTACAACAACAACCGGAACCGCCGCCCGTGGTCAGTCCGTTAGTGTTTTAATTATTGACGAATGTGCTTTCATCGAACCTCATCTCATGGAACCTTTTTGGGCATCTGTATTTCCAATTGTATCGTCTTCCAAAAAAGCGAAAGTTTTCATGTGTTCCACCCCAAATGGAACCGGGAATCTTTTTTACGACATATATACAGGGTCTGTTGAGGGTAAAAATGGATGGGCTAATGACAAAATTTTATGGAATGAGATACCCGGAAGAGATGAAAAGTGGGTTAAAGAAATCAAAGGTGGGCTAGCATCTGAAGAGAAATGGGAGCAAGAATTCAATTGCCATTTCTTGAATTCAGGAACTGGATCGATGGGCGAAGACGCATATAACCACATGAAGTCTTACGTATCGAAACCGGTTGAGATTTTGATGGATGGAAAATATAAAATATTTGAACACTATCAAGAAGGCAGGATATATGTCGCTGGTGTCGATACCGGCGAAGGTATTGGAGGTGACTTCAGTTGTATAAAGATACTAGATATAACCGATCTTAAAGAAATCACTGAGGTTGCGGAGTATTATGATAATACAATACCTGTCGCTGAATTTGCCAACAAGGTGTATGAGATTTTATGCCACTGGGGTAAACCTCTGGCTTGTATTGAGAGAAATAACCAAGGCGGTCAAGTTGTTGACAGGCTTGGACTTGATATGGGATACATGGATAAAATCGTTTGTTGGGGTAGTAAATTGGCAGGTAGAAAAAACACCCAATTGTTGGGTATGATTGCATCAAGAAACACCAAATACAACGCTGTTGCAAACGCTCGATATTTCTACAACGACAAAATGGTGGTTCAATTCAGAAACGAAGATTCATTACTCGAAGTGTTTAAAGATTTCGTCAAACTTCCAAATGATAGCTGGGGAGCGATATCTGGAAAGCATGACGACCGAACAATGGCATTGGTTTGGGCATTGATGGTTCTTCACGATGATATCGTCGAGCAATATTTCACGGTTGATGAGTATGATGATTGCGGTAAGCCTTCCAAAATAACGCCGAACGAGAATTTATTCGGTTCATTTGAGCCAGCGACATCTATATACACAAATGAGTACATAGATGGTATTGAAAATAGCCAGATCGCACCTATACATTTCGGAACTACTACGCAACAAGCATCGGAATTTGCAGAATTGCAAGCTGACGGATGGGTTCCACTAAATGGTGATCCTTTCTACACTATGGACGCTGGGTTATCTGATGCGCAATCCGATTTCATAGCCAAGTATTTTTAAATAACAACTTCTCCCATATACCCTATTAAGTTTTTAGATATCCCGATAATTTTAATTATCGCACCGTACATCTCTTTTATCGATTCTAGCGAATCTTTTGTTATGTTTTCAGTTCTTGATATTTCGCGGAAATTGTTGTAATTCCACTCGCTCGCCATGTTGTTTTTATAATCCATCAAATCAACGCCAAATGCTGTTTTGAACCATTCATAGATAATATTTTGTTTCGCTTCTATGAATTTTGGATTTTTACTTATCACAGTTGGCACTATTCTATCACTGAATGTATATATAGCGCCCTGTAATAGCATCATACTTCTCCAAATGTTGTGCAATTCTCTATAAGTTTGTTCGTTTTGATCATCATCGTATGTTAAAACCTGTTTCAATGGTATGAATTTTAAATTTTTAAGATTTGCAATATCCACTTTTTTAGGCATATCATTCAAACCTTCTTGGAATTTTGCCAAAAGTTTTTCTATTTCTTGGTTGGTTTGAGTTTCTTCTGAATCCCAATCATAAGATTTTAAAATACCATATAGTTTGTTTTTAAGGTTGGTATAGTTGAAATGTTTGAAATCATCCAATTTATATTCCAGTGTGCTCCACAGATATTCATTATCGATGCCTTTGTCATCTTCTTGATATAGTCTGATTGTGAAATTTATAGTTGCATTTAAACTATCCGAAGTGTTTGTTATTGTTATTTTAGGATCTAGGCTTTCATATGTGTATCCACCGGGACGTAAGCTAGACACAACAGCGGCTGCTACATCCTTTTCGATAGGCGAGTGAATAGATGGCAATTCCCGCTTTCTGAAGTAATCCAATTCTTCGAACTCTTTTTTGATAATGTCTTCTTTGAACTCGAATTCCATTATCATTTCAAAATCTACAATTTCTGTTCCACTTGTTTTGAATGATAATAAATTACCCAATTCTTTTTCATTGTTTCTGCTTAGTTTTTCTTTTAAAACTTCATCAGCTATTGCATTTCCCGGATTGAATTCGAAATTTACACCTTTATCCTCACCAGAGTCATCGTAGAGTTTTCTGTTTCTATATATAACCTCATCTCCAGTCAATTTATCGTTTAGAGTTTTTGAAATCCACTCTCTTACCATATCTGAGAATTCTGGGTATTTATTGCCATACATTGGCCCGATTGAATATGCATTTCCCTTATCCGAAGAATGAGGCTTTATTGTAATTCTAGATAATGGTTTTGCCAATCTCGCTTTTGTTTCTCCGTTTGCTCCTTTGTATAGCTCATTTTTTGGTATGACATAAGCAATTAAAGACCCCTCTTCTATATCTCCAGCGACGTATTTTTTATGCACCCCGACGTTTGGTTCTTTATTTGGATAATTTATCTTTTCGAATCCAAGATCCATGCACGATGTCCAGCTTCTATCGGTGGAAGCTCCCGCCAAATCATAAGGGTGTCTGGATATTACAACAGCGAATTCTCCATTTGCCGCTCTAATAGGATCGGTTTTGAATTCATGTAACAGTGGCTTTCCCTGAACCTTTTTTGTTGTTTTTTTACCGTTGGCTCTTTTTGTAACTTCAATTTCACCATCCGGTTCGTATTTTTGAAGCAGTTTTCCGATTTTAACCGGGTTCTTTGTATCAACTACATAAGATCCATCATTTGCATGTTTGTATTTGTATGCAACTCCATCGATATACGATTTCATATTGCGAATGGTGTAGTTTTCTTTTTGTAAGACTTCACGGATCTTTCGCATCAATTCATGTTCAATATTGCTATTATCAATAGTAAGATCGAAAAATAAGCGGTCTTTATTTCCGAAAATTTCATCCAATGCTTCGGTATATGCTCCTGAATATTTTCTGGAAAGTCTCGTCTTTTTTGCATTTTTCAATGAAATCGCTTCTTGCAGGCAATATTCATTGAAAAAAACGTCAAATGTCACTAGATTCAAATTCACTAAACTATTTATCTGTCCTCGTAGCTATATATAGTCTTTTCACGCTTAAATATCTCCATGGACGAAATAAGACAAAGCCCATTGAACCAAGCAGCGAAGGACAAGTTCCTTTTGGTGTTTGACGTCCCTCCGATTCTTAAAAACTTTTCATCGAAATCAGTAAGAACAAACGACACTGTTATACCAGATACCGTGCAGTTTACAATATGGGGAACAGCAGTTCCCGATATAACAGTTCCGGGAACCGAAGTTCGTTATGCTGGGTCTACATTGTATGTATCATCCCACAACAAAGCAAGTTATCCACCAGTCGAAGTCAATTTCGCTGTGGATAGCATGTATAATAACTATTGGACGATATACCAATGGTTGAATTTGCTACATGACGAAAAAACAGGAGAATACAATGCAAGAAGAGAATTTGTCGATGCTAATTTCAATGATTACCAAACAGATCTGACGATTTATGGTTTGGATGAATATGGCAAAAAACGTGTCAAGTTTACCTACAAAAAAGCATTTCCCACAACTCTGAAAGGTTTGACTTACGATTATCAACAATCCGGTGACATGCGACTGGTTTCAGGATTTGTATTTATATACAGTCAAATGCACATCGAGCTTTTAAATTCATGATAATGGGATTTAAAACATATCAAAATTAAATTTTCTTGTTGAGAAAGATTAAATAGAAATATGGCAACAAGAACAATTAACAGCCCCGGCGTGGAAATTTTTGAAAGAGATTTATCTCTTAGAATTCCACAAAATATCGGGACAAACGTTTTCGTAACAGGGTTTGCAAATCAAGGACCAACAGACGAAGTTTTAAAAGTGACAACCCGTGATGAACTGGAGCAAATTTATGGTGTTCCTACCAACAGTTCAGAGCGTTACTTTTATTACACAATCAGAGAGCTTTTAAACTCCCCAGCAAACATTTATACTTTCAGACTTCCTTATGGTGAAGGAACAGGTAATGGATTCGGCAGTCAATATTCCGCCCTTGTTTATCCAGTTAGAAACTATACAAATAACGCACTTTCAACAAATTTAGACACAGTTTCCGGTTCTTATTTCTTAGGAGAACCAGTTCACTTCAATTTAACCGAAACAGAATATAGACAAGCTCTTGAAGGAAGCTTGTTCGACTGGTCTACAACAAGTGCTGATCCATCCGATTTAAGTACATTGAGTACAATGGGGAGCGCTGGTGTGATTATTCTCAACAAGGCTCAAACAACAATCAATGGACAATTTGAAGGTTATTATGTCGGTATAGCTGATAATACTAACATCAATCCAGCTACCAACTATGATGCCATCTTGAGCCTGAAGACTGTATCAACAAGTGCGAACAGAGTTGTTGGCACCTCATATACAAACATTCCAAATGGAACCCTCCAGTTCAACTTATCTTCCACACCATCAGATGGTGCTAACAGCATCTCTGAAATCATGGAGAATCTCACCGATTACAACATCGATGATCCTGAAGATGATGATCTTCTTAACATCGGCGTGTTTAAGATTCGTAAGAGTCTGTATGCCAACGAAGCATTCAAGCTCGACTTCGTTCTTGATGATGCAATCGTTGGATCAATCGACACTTTCAGAACACAACTCAATCCAAGAGGTGGTCCTGCAATTCCATTCTTCTTAGAATCCGTTGATAACAATAGCAGAAACGTTGAAATCTTGGTCAACCCATTCATTTCAAATAAATTCCGCGAAAGCAGCCTGAATACAGCAGGTATTCCACAGAAGAAGATCAGAGTTCTTACTAATGGAGCAATCAGTAACTACAGCAACATCTCAGCGAGTGTTGGAATTCCACTAAGTAGCTTACAATCTCTATCAAGTATTATCGGTTATGCAGATAACCTTTACCCACTTGGTGCATTCAGCGACACTGTTATCAAACAGAAGACTATTGGTAATATTCCAACCAAGATAAACCGCGCTCTTGAAACAATCAAGAATGATGAAGTGTATGACATCGATGTGGTTGTCGAAGGTGGTCTCGGCACTATCTTTGCAATGGCATGTGCAGCAGGTACAACATACTACGATGATACGTTGTACTCCAGCACATTAAACAGCAAGCTGTCAACTCTCAGAACATCAAACGATATCTCAAACAACAGTGTAGCAACTGATATCAGAGGTAACTACAGCTCGATATTCAACCAGTTTGAAAACTTCTGTAACCTGCCAAGCAACACAGGCGGTCGTGGAGATTGCATCTTCATTGCAGATATTCTTCGCCACATCGTTGTAACTGGTAGAAACACCAAGATTCTGTCAGATAAGACCAAGAACTTCCAAACCGATGTTTACTGGCCTATTAGACACCAATTTGGACTTGAAAACACCTCATATGCAGCTGTATATGGAAACTGGGTTCAAGTTTACGAAGAGTTCTCTGGTGAGAAGATCTGGGTTCCATTCTCTGGATATGCGGCTGCAACTTATGCAAGAACCGACGCCAATGATTTCCCTTGGATCGCTCCAGCGGGATTCAATCGTGGGTTGCTGACAACATCAGCCCTTGATATCGCGGTTAATCCTAACCAGAAGCAACGTGATGAATTCTACAAAACCAACATCAACCCAGTATCATTCAGCGCAAGCGATGGTATGGTTATCATTGGTCAGAAGACACTTAGCCGTAAACCAAGCGCATTCGACAGAATCAATGTTCGTAGATTGTTCTTAGCTCTGGAAAGACCGACCAAGAAAGTATCCAAGTACTTCTTATTCGAGCCTAATACAGAGTTCACAAGAACCAGATACATCAATACTCTAACTCCTCTGTTTGAATTTGCTAAACAGAACGAAGGATTGTACGATTATCTGATCGTGTGCGATGAAAGAAACAACACTCCTGAAGTCATCGACAATAACGAACTCAGAGCGGATATCTTCATCAAACCAGTCAGAGCAGCAGAATTCATTCTTGTTCAGTTCACAGCAACAAGAACAGATGCAAGCTTCCAAGAACTTATCTAAAAATTAAAACCGGGGTAGTGAATGCTACCCCGGTTTAACTAAATAAATATATGCCAGCAAACATCCAAACATTCTTCACACAAGCTGCTCAAAAGCAATTCGCTAGAGATTTCTTGTTCAGAGTTAAGCAAATTTCATTCCCCGGCTTGAACTTGAACGGTGAAACCGACCTTGTTTATGCCAAAACTGGTAGCTTGCCAACAAGAACAATCGAAGACAAAACTGTTAATTATGCAGGACAGACTTTCCACTTGGGTGGTAAAGCTAATTATGGAGGCTCTGATGGTTATGCCATAACATTCTATTGCGATCAAAATCTTGATCTGAGAACAAAGCTTGAAAAAGCATCCAGAGTTGCTTTCAACAACGAAGACACCACGGCCAATATGTGTATGCCGGGACCAGAAAGCACTATCACTCTCGATCTTCTTGCAATTCCATGCACCAGAGACATTAATGCAACCAGTGGTAATCCTTTAGAAATTATCAAGACTGTTAAATTGATTGGTGTTGGTATAAGAGATATCGGGAACATAGATTATGCAATTGCTGACGGTACTGGTGATATTCTCACCTTTACATCTACATTCTCATATCACTTCTACGAAGACTTTTCTAAGTGATATAATTGAATGCCTTGTTAAATATTTGATATGGGCATTCAGATTAACGATTTCTTAAACGCATTCAGCAAGGAGGCTAAGTTTTGTCTTAGCCTCCCTGTCTTTTGGTCGGTGAGCATAGATGGTGTTAGCACAGGCTCTATAAATTCTGTATTGGAGTCCGCTCAAGAAAAGTGGAGAGCAACCACAAGTCCCGAAGAAATGACACGAAGTGGTAACATATTAGTAGCGCAAAACGTAACATTGCCGGGGGAAGGGTATACAAACGGTGTCGCTTCTTTCGGAGAAGGATCTGGGGGTTTTTTACCTGCTAATATTATGGATGCGAGAGATCACTTCGGGAGTCGTGATGTAGCTGTCAGCTTTTTAGAAACCAATGTTGACTTGGAGCATACTTTCTTCAGACCATGGGCAATAGCTGTTGGTATCAACGGATTTGTGGAATCCGGCCCTCCTCTAAAGGCTACCATGGTAGTTAAACAGTATGATAATAAAGGAACTCTAAGAAAAGGGTTTAAATTCATGAAAGTTACGCCGATCAGAATGGAAGCGTTGAATTTGGATTACACTGATACTACACATAAAGTGAAATCAGTAACATTCAGATGTCAAAACTACGAACAACTATGAAATTCACAGTTCACAATCCATTAAATTCAGAAGTTGTGAGTGTTTCTGAATTTACCATGGAAGATATGAGAAGTATATCATTCATGGTAGAAAATAATTCAGATGACTTATTATTTCAGTTCCTAGAATCCAAATTATCAGGGACCGCAAATTGTGTCACTAAATTCATAGCTTTATTCAAAGCCCGTGAACAATTCATAGCAGATACTATATCACTAAACAATGGGAATAGTAATGTTGATATACAATTATCATATTGGTTCGATGAATTTGTAAAAGGATTGAAAGACATATCAGGAGTTGTAAAGATCGATGATTTTGAAATAAAAATCGATTATCCAGAATCTTTAATGTATAATACTTATGATGATCTTTTGGCAGGTATGATTCAAAATATTTCTATAAAATCACATTATGTTGATTTTAAGGATATTACACATTCTGAAAAATTAGAATTAATTCAAAACTTGCCATATAATGTGATTAAGGAAGTTCACAATTATATAGATCAAATAAATTATAACATTTTAATTTTTAAAGAACGTCTAGGAATACCCAACATATCGGTTTCTTTTTTTGATAATTCTGCATTTAATTTTATAAAGATGTTTTTCAATTACTACAGGTATGATGAAATCATGGAAACTGTTTTTGGAATAAGCAGCAGAATATCAGATATTGGATTTTTAATGTCTAGAACCCCCAAAGATATCAACTTGCTTATAAAATTATACAGTGAAGAGGTTGAAAAAATGAACAACGAAGATAAATCATCAAATGAACAATACACCAGTTAAAAGCTTTCTTTCTATTTTAGAAACCCAAAATCAAAAGTACAACAAGGTCGATTTATTCGACACTGAAGTTGAACTCAAATCATTGTCTTTCAAACAGCAAAAGCAACTAATAACATCTGGATTGAATGGTGTGGTTGGCGTCCTATCATTTTTGAAAATATTAAATGATATTTTGATTGAAAATACAGGCGATGAAAATCTGAAAGTTTATCATAAAGTTCCTCTCGTCTTACATCTAAAGAAAGCCATAGGGGGCGCTGATTTAGTTAGAAATGACGTAACTGTAAAAATCGATGAAATCATCAAAAATGTAAAACCATTCAATCATAAAGATACAGCCACCGTTGATGGTGTTGGGTTTTCCATCAATTTAAAAATACCAACACTCAAAGAGGAAAATAAAATCATATCTGCTTGTATTGAAGAAATTAAAAAATTATCAGCAGACGATATTAGCAAAAACGTATCCTTAATCATGTCGTATGAGTTGCCTAAATTCATTGATAGTATAACGTTTGGAGCGGAGACCATCATATTTAAAGATCTGTCTATGTCTGAAAGATCCAAGATAATAGATAATCTACCAGCAGACATAACAGCCAGTATTTCAAATTTCATAGCTATTGTAAGACAATATGAAGAAGATATCATGACTGTCGATGGCATCACACTAGATATCGATTCATCATTCTTTGAATGATCCATCTATTAAATATATGTAATGGATGATATTGTATCAGATTTGATTATTTTAATGAAGAAAAGCACGGATCTTTTAGAGGATATGGCATCCAAAAAAGATCCAGCTAATGCTTTGGCAAATAAAAATATATCAAACGCTAGTCAAAGCGCAACCTTTGGAAACAAGGAAACTGGTGATTTAAATCAGAACGAAACAAAAAAGGTTAATAAAATAGCCTCTATTTTTATAACTAAATTTTTCGAACAGCAGGATCTTAGAAAAAAAGATACATTCGAAAAGACAACTCTAGCTCAAAAATCATCTGGTTCAGATAAAACAGGAACCGCAGCTAAAATCCAACAGCAAATCACTCCTGATAAACCTTCCGGTGGATTGTTGGACACCTTATTAGGAATGCTTGGTTTATCTGGCTTGTTTAAAAAACTGAAAATCGACACCATTCTAAAGTCTATCAAAAAAGTGATAGGCAAAGTCACAAATGCTATAAAAACTGTAGCTAGTAAGGTTTGGGGAGCATTGAAAAAGGTTGTATCATCGATTGGAAACTTTTTCAAAAATGCATTTTCAAAATTGAAAAATTCCAAGATATGGAATTCATTCAAAAACGCTCTGAGTAAAGGCAAGGATATAGTTAAAAAGCTTTTAACATCCGCCAAAAACATGATTTTGAAAACCTTGGAATCTGTTGGTAAATTTTTCAAAAATATACTATCCAAAATTCCCGGTATATCAAAGCTTTTCCCTGCTCTAGCAACTCCAAAAACAGTGCCTAAAGTCGCTGCACCGACAACTCCAAAATCTGCACCACCTAAATCCGGTGGATTTTTCAATTTCATAAAATCCACAGCATCAAAGGTAGCTTCTGGAGTAAAAAGCACAGCTAATGTAGTTGCAACAGGCGCTACAAAGTTAGGAAAAGCTACAGTTTCTGGATTGACAAGTGCTGGAAAAGCGGTTGCATCAGGCGCTAAAGCAGTTGCCTCATTTGCAGTTGGACCAGCTAAAAAAGCAATATCAAGCGCAGTATCAGGAGCCGTGAAATCCGCTGGTGGCGTTGCTAAATTTTTGAAGGTTTTGAAGGGCGTCCCATTGCTCGGCGGTATAATAGAAAGTGTTCTGTCGTATAATGATATTCAGAATTTAAAAGCTGATTATGAAGCTGGTAAAATATCAATCGATGATCTCCAACAAAAAGCTGGAAAACGAGGTATACAGGGCGTGACAGCCCTTATAGGAACAACTGCTGGGGGAGCATTGGGAGCCGCACTTGGATCAGTTGTACCTGTCGCTGGTAATTTGATAGGTGGTCTTCTTGGTTCTGTTGTTGGAGATAAAGCGGGTAGAATTTTGGGTGAGATTATTGTAGATAATGTAATTCCTGAAAAGTATACAAAATCGGTTGGTGCATTCTTCACGAATACAACACCTCCAAAAGAGGAAATGCAGGACTTTATTATAAGAGGCAGAAATGTGTACCCATTCAGCAGTAGAGATGATGTCATGGGAATGAAGAGTGATGGCGCTATTGCGAAGTTTTTAGGATCATCTGGTAGCAATAAAGGAACATTTATGTTAGCTCAAATAATGAAAATGTCTAACAGATATCTAAGAGCTATTGAAATAAACACCAGAAATCTTTCAAATCCATCATCATCTCCGTCACAGCAAGTCGTATCCAATAACAATGTTAGTGTAATGTCTCCCGTGAAAGATCAAGGATCTCAAACAGCAGCATTCGGTAATAATAGAATGGGATATGCCGACAGTGTATACACGTTCTGACGTTAAATAATAGTGTGGCTAAGTACAATATAATAAAAGACTATGATTGGACTACAATACCTAGAGGCGCTCCCTTACGTAGCAAGGCTCCTAGAGTATTGGTCAAATCGTATAAGTTGAAATCAAACGCTCTTTTAAACAGATTAAAAAATTACATACAGGTAGGTACGGCAGCATCATCGAAAGAATTCTACGAAAAAATGTATGGTGAAGCCACAGAACAAGAAGATTCATTTAACTTTCCATATTTTGACAGTGCATTGAGAACCGTAGGAAACTCGTTTGATGATACATTCAGAGGTAGTGATAGATTAAATGGGGTTATGCAAGAGTTGGAGGGAATTGCTGATAAGGCTGCTGGAGCCTTTAGATTTGGTAGAGATGTCTATAATGAATCTTCTACAGCTAATTTAGCAAAGCAAGCGTTTAGTTTTAGTGCAAGTTTTAACAACCGTGATGCTAAAGGAATGGGTTCTGCTATCAATGCTGCAATAGGTGATGCTGGAGGTGCTGCTGGATCATATATAGAAAAACCAAAGTTCTATGATTATTCAAGCGCTACTGAAGGACCATTAACAGTTAATTTTAAACTGGCAAACACAATCAATTCTGATTTTATGAAAAATTATGAATTGGTTAAAAAACTGGTTGAGATAAACAAACCAAAGAGAAATGATGCCATTTCCTTAGATCCTCCTAGAATATACAGAGTTAAAATGTTTGGGTATAGATATATGCCATGGGCGTATGTTGATAATTTGGCAATTTCCATGGAAGGAACCAAACGCATGATAGATGGTGTTATCATACCGGAAGCTTATAATGTAAGCTTATCATTCAAACCATTAACAATCGAAGTTTCAAACTTCTTAGACGAGGTAAAATAATATATGATTGATGTAGGCGAATATAGAAACCAAATACCATCTTTGAGTGCTCTCGATATCACGGATTACGAGCGTATATTCAAAGTGTTTAAACTGTCTTTGGATGATAAGGAGTTTTATACATATAATACCCTCAAGAAAATAGAGTTCCCAACCCTAGACAGTCAATACATAGAATACTACGAGGTCTCATCAAGAACAGCGCTGACAACAATTTCATATAAAATATACGAAGATATTAAAAGTTGGTGGATATTATACTTATTAAACAAGGATAAATTTAGCGGAGCACCATTTTACGTTGAAGGCGGTACACAGTTAGCATACATAAAGCCATCCATTCGCGGATTGCTTTATATAGACATAACAAACGCGACAATATTCGGAGGAAGACATTTTTAATGGCTCAGGTATATAAAATAAATGATGTAGAGTATGAATGTGAATTCAAGCTTACCAATGCGGATAAGCAGGAGATTGAATTCACAAAGTCTGCTATTCGTGGAATGACAATCATTTGCAATATATTCGAACCGTTTGAAAGCGGAACCATATCAATCGCAAACCCATACGATTTCATAGAAAACGAATTCCTTCTTCGTGGAGACGGTAGAGATGAAATCAAAATAATGTTTCGTGCCAAAGATCAACCAGAGATTAAAAAATACGAAAACACGTTTATTATAACTGAAGACCAGAATGCTGGTGATCCAAATACAAGAGCTGAAAATATCAAAATCTATAACTTGGTAGATAAAAAAATATTACCATTTCTAGAAGAAATTCCATATGGAAAGGTATTTTCTGGAAAGATTGGAGACATCATAAAAGATATTTTCAAAGAATTATTGGGAGAAGATCTGGTAAACGAAGATGAGTGGGAATCCGGTGATTTTGATATAGTTTACTCCCCAAATGTTTCTTGGAGATACATAGATTTTATAAACGAAATGTTGCATTATTTTTATGCAAAAGACGGGGATTTGCATGTCAAGGCATTCTTGAACTACAATCCTGAAATTGGTAAATTTGAATTTCCCCTTGTTTCAAACATATTCAAGGACAACAAAAAACACCTGTTGGAAGCTTTCGCTCTTGGGGATTTAACAAATAAATTTGAAACTGAAAACGAAAACAACCCACCGCCAGATGCAGAAACTGGAGAATACATAAGCGGTAATAGAAATTTCGCATGCTCTACACCAGCGCATGATGTCAACAATAACTTCTTTATAAGCAGACTCGTTCATGGATATGATAGCATATTGGGTGAGATGCTCATCAAAAAGATCGATATCAAGGACATCAAAGATAAGTGGACTAAGAAGTTTGTCGATGTATTCAGTTCAATAGGGGGCAAACCGAAACCTTTCATTGTTTTAAACAATACAGCCCCTAAAAAATTCAAACACTTCAAATTACCATATCCACTTGAAAACAACATCGGAATAGTCGAATCTGAATTAAATATGAGTTTGATATTCTATAACCTACAGGTGTATTTTTCAAATATCGGAGATACCTTTAGAAAAGCGGGTAAGTTTATAGATATATACAAAACCAAAAAGCAAAAACTGAAAAGCGATGAAAAACTTTTGGGTAGATGGCTCATAACTGAAGTCAGACATATATTCGTTGTTGATACATATTTCAACGAATTGTACTGCACGAAGACTTATGTTGGAACAACAAGCAAAATTGACGATAACGTAGACTAATATATGAAATTCACACAACAACAAATAGATGAAGGAGTAAAAGATTTGGTGGCTGCATTACTTGGAATGGCTGCTAGTGGTGCTGGTATAAAGTATAGCATAGATCAGTTCAAGGCTAGTCAAGAGCCAATCGAAGTAAAAGTTCAAGCAGCGGAACAAGCTAAGAAAATATCGAAAAGTCCTGAGTTTGATAGAGCGATGACCGCCATTTTAAAACAATACAAGCCAGAGTACAAACCGAAGGAGGAAGCCCCTAAAAGGGAACCTGCGATATTGGTAAAGCCGAACAAAACATACGATTTATCAAACGAACCAAGCGTTGATGAATATTCTGCATATATTATTCCAAGTGAGATATACGGCGATGATTTGAGCGATCCTTCAAATAAAAAATTCCTAAGTCCATACAAAGACGATGTTGGTTTGTGGACAATAGGAATCGGCCATTTGATCGGTAAAGGTTCGTATAATGATATGATCAAGTTCGTAGAGCAAAACGGACGTACCATCACAATACGCCAGCTTTTAAACATGTTTAATAAAGATGTGGAAAAACACATCAAGATAGCGAAAAATAAATTCGGAAAGCAATGGGATGATTTCAGTCCTGATTTAAAAAAGGCTCTTGTTGATATAAGTTTTAGAGGGGACTTATTAAAGCCCAACAGCAGAGATGATTTTAATTTCGTTAAACAGATTAAACTGGGAGATTTCAAAAAAGCAGCCATCTCATATTTGGACCATACTGAATACAAAGCCCGGAAATCCAAAGGTGGGGCTGATGGAGTCGTGAAGAGAATGAATAGAAATGCTAGATACATAGCTGATGAAAAGCCGAATACGTTCGATTGATGCAAAATGAGAAATAAAGTTGAAATATTAAGATCTATTGAATTTACAAAAGATGATTTGGATAAAATCATCAATTTGGACGATATTGTCCAATTTTCGGATAAAGAAAAAGAATTCATGGAAGAATTCAAAAAGGTGTATGAGCTGGGTCTTAACCAACTTGAACTTTTCATAAATAAACTGGATGAAGAAGGTGATGAACTTGATGAGTACAGCATACAGTATTATGTGTCTCAGTTATTGACAGGGCCATTTGGACAGTATGCAAGGAAATTAGGAGAAGGTAAAAAATATTTCAAAAAGAGTCCTATTATGATGGGTCTCAACGGAAACATTGAAACCACAACAGCAAATACAGCCATCATTCAAAACACAAAAGCTCCAACTGGAGTTAAAAATGATGTTTACAATAAACTTCCATTATTCTTACAAAAACAAATAGCTGATTGTGTGTCGAAATCTGAAGAGATTTTCAGAAGTGGCATGGTGTCCACAGTTTTTATGGATAATACCTTGACAATTATTGATAAAAATCCACAACTGAGATATGATACAGAACCCAGTGGAGAATGGCAGAAAAAAGCCCACGGATCTTATTGTGTTCGTGATGTGGACTTCAGAAATGTTGCAACTGAAGTCAATCCAAAAATATTTGAAAAGGTTAAAGAATATCTGGAGGAGGAAGACTTCAGATTATACGTTGACAAAAAGACATACAATCCTTTCGATCCTGAGAAAAATACATCGACAAGCGCGAATTATCAATTCAAGAGAATCCTTAATGAAGGTGACGAAGTTGAGGAAGAAGTTGACGTTGACATACTTGGTTCTATTAATGACACATTTGATCGCAGAGAAAGCGTGTTGAAGGTTGACAACGGTGATAAGAATGTTGAATACAAACTCAACACAAACCAAGGACAACTTGGCATAAAGTGATCAGATGTCAATAACCGGAGTTTCCTTTTTGGATTTCTTAGGCTCTTCTTTTTGTTGAGTTATAAGCAGTTTGAATAATTCCTCGCGGCTCATTATAAGTTTTGTATTGTCACCGGCCTCTTGGATTTCCTTCTTACTTTGGATATCCATGGTTTTTATCTTGACGGCTGTTTCATTTTTCTTGTCTGCTATGCTTCTTTTTTGCAGGACTTCCAAATTGCCTTGGAACGATCTGGCAAGTTCTGAAAGAGCCAATACTTGGTCGGCGTCTCCTGTTTGACGAACCACTTCAGCTTGCTCCTTCAAAGCCTCTGAGAGGTCAATAACAGCCATTGAACCGTATTTCAGAACAAACGCATCCACATCATCCGCTGATAATTCAGGGTAATCTTTTTCAATGCTCTTCAAACTTTTCCCTTGATTTTTTATTTGGTCGATGATAGAATCAGCCACCTTGTCAAGGGAATTATCATCATAGTAATCATCCATTACTATATTTAATGGAATAAATCCAATTGACAATCCACAAGACCACTATATAATACAATATATGCTTAATTTAAATGATAAAACAATCCTAGTAACAGGAGGTAGAGGATTTATTGGTAGTAATTTTATAGAATATATTATAGAAAATTATGATAATGTATCTATAATAAATGTTGATAAACTAGGGACTGGTTCTAGACAAATATATCCAGATGAGGACTCATATAATTATGAGTTCTTAAATATTAATAATTGTAAATATCAATTTATTAAAATTGATTTAGTTGATAAAAAAGAACTGGATTATGTTACAAATAAATACAAGTTTGATTACATATTCCATTTTGCTGCTGAATCTCATGTTGATAGAAGTATTGCTGATCCAACATATTTCATTAAAAATAATGTAGTTACAACTGCAAATCTGATGCAATCTATTTTGGAAAATCAAACACATAATCCAAGGATTGTTAATATCTCAACAGATGAAGTTTATGGTGATTTGGACTATGATGATGATCCATTCGATGAGGATTCACCCTTGAATCCAAGAAGCCCATATTCTTCATCCAAAGCGGCCAGTGATCTTGTATCCCTTTCATACTACCATACATTTGGCATGGATGTTGTTGTTACCAGATGCTGTAATAATTACGGAGAGCATCAATATGATGAGAAGTTTATTCCCACAATCTTGAGAAAATTACTGAACAAAGAGAAAATTCCGGTTTATGGCAAGGGAAATAATGTCAGAGAATGGATTCATGTCAGGGATCATAATAAGTGTCTCTTGGAAGTTGCCGAAAGAGGAATGTCAGGAGAGGTTTACAACATCGGCAGCGGTTTCGAACTCTCGAATTTACAATTGATCGAAAAAATCCTTGACGAACTCTATGGGCGTGGTAAAGTCCCCCTGTCGAGTGTGATCGAACATGTCACAGACCGTAAGGGTCATGATCTCAGGTACGCCATACACTCGAAAAAAATGAAATACAAAACCAAACTGGTGGATTTTGAAACTGGTTTGAAAGGAACAATTATACACTATAAAGAAAAATACTATCATGGGACTCTTCGATTACATTAAATGTGAAATGCCTCTACCTGAATGGCCAGAGGATATGTCTGTGGGAACGTTTCAGACAAAAAGCCTACCAGCAATGTGTATGGCTACATACAAGATTGCCGCTGATGGTTATCTATATCTGAAGATGGAAGAATCAGAGTGGATTAATGATCCCAATGACATCCTTGGGGGTTATTTCAAATATGGTAAAGCGGAATGGTGTCGGTGTGATGAATTCACAGGTGTGATTACATTCTATGAATATTTTCAACATCGTAATTATACAACGGATAGATCTAATTATTTTGAAATTGGGCATATCGACTACCAAGCTAAAATTGTAAACGGTAAAGTTGAGGCTATTGTTTGCTCCGAGAATGTTGAACCAAAAGAGCTTTCAGAAGAAGAGCTAGCAAAGAAGCTAGCTGAGAGTGCTGAACGTGTGAAAGAGTATCGGCAACGTAATATTAAATACCGTAAAGAAAATCCATCACCAACTCAAAAGTTGATAGATGACATTGACAATCTGATCAAGAATAAACCAGCTATTGCCGATCAGTCGGATTACATTCAAATTATTAACAATATTCAAAAGCTCGTCGCTGGTTGGCGGGAAACAAATGATCCATGGTATGAAAAAGAAGTATAAATTTAGAGGTAAGGTTTTTGTTTGTGATGAGCATACAATCAGATATTTAAACTATGCACTAGCACTGAATTCTTCAAAAGAAAGGTATATAGAGGTTTAATATGGCAACGAGAAACGATATAACGGGCGATGAAATAAAGTCCAAAGCACTGTCTGAAAAAGGTAGAGCAAATTGGGATAATATTTTCAAAAAGCAATCAGCATGGGATTGGCTCAAAGAACTTGATTATGGTAAGTATACCATTCTCGATCCTGATGGATGGCGACAAAATGATGGCGTGACAATGGATACACCAATTACCAAGAGTGATTTTCATAATAGATTCAGTCAATCTACTGTAATGTGTCATTTTATTCCTGAAGAAGACTTATCTATTTTAAAAAATGAAAACGAATAACTTTAAACTCTTCTTGGATGATATCCGATTTCCTAAAGATGCATGGATTTATTCTGAAAGAGTGAAACTTTTGGATAAGAGCAACACCCACAATTGTGAGTGGGAGGTCGTGAGAAATTATAATGATTTCTGTGAATTCATCAACAAGTATGGTATTCCAGAAGTTGTCAGTTTTGATCACGATTTGTGTCAGGAACACATGGAGCATTATTTCAATGTCACTTCAAAAATCGGTGTGATTGAATATGGAAATCTGAAAACTCCGACTGGCAAGCACTGTGCTGAATTCTTTGTTGACAAATGGAAAGAAGCTGGTAAACCAAAGGTATACGTTTTCGTTCACAGCGCCAATCGCTGGGGACAGACAGAAATTAAGAGTGTATTAAAGGAACTACTTTAAAATAAATTTATGATAAACCGAATATTTTTTGACATCGACGAGACTCTCATTCATACAACCTTGAGAGATCCGAATCAAGAGCATATTGTTCTTGCTTTGGATGATTGTATGTATTACACTATTGTCAGACCGTGTGCTAAGGCTCTTATCGATTTTGCCAGAGATCTCGTAGGAGCAGATCGTGTTCATATTCTAACTACAGCAACAAAAGATTATTCACAAGAAGTGAATCGTTTAGCTGGTTGGGGATTCAAGAATGAAGATATCTTCGCCAGAGAAGATATGGCCAGCCATTTCCGATCATTCCCTTCTGCATATGGTGGCTACCACACAGAGTGTGATCCTCATATCTATGCTCATAAGGATAATGTTATTATTGATAATCTTCGTCCAAGAGATAACGAACGGAAGATCGCTTTCATTGGAATCAATAGTACTTATGAAACAAACTATCTGAAAATCGATGACTATTATGGTGTGGAATTCAAGGATTCCACCTTCGAACAAGACGTAAAGAATTTCCTACTAGAAAGAAACAAATAATATGACACTTAATTTAACCGTATTTTTCACAGTTCTAAACACTTTAAAAATCGATCACTGGCAAACCACAAGCCATGCCGAGCATGCTGCATTGGGAACAGCATATGAAAAATTGGATGAGTTGTTTGATACATTTATTGAATATTTTTATGGATCGAGAGGACTCCCAACGAATCCAACTGCATATAAAGTCTCATTATCATCCTATTCAGGGGATTTGATTTCATCTTACTCGAAATTGAAATTTGAAGTGGTTAGCTACTTGCAGTCGATTTCAGAAAATTATGGAGATTTGAAAAACTTATGTGATGAAATCGAGGGCGAATTTAGTCATTTGCTCTATAAACTAAATCAGAAGTGATTCTTCAGCTAAACCCCCCGCTTCCTCTTGAAACACCCAGAGGAAGCGGGTTTGCTCATTTCTTAATAGATTATTCCCAAGAGCATAATCTTCTTTGGGTTGTTTTTTTAAACGAAAGCGGAGAATGTTGGACTTTTCAAAATTCAGAAGTGAGACTTGAAAAAAATCTCTCATTAGGACGAAGCGCAACATCATTAATTAAACGCTAGGATAAGATCGGGGCATGCAAACAAAGCAAGTAATCGTAGTCCGTAAGGATAAATAATTATATGATTGTTTACTTATGCACTAATATAATTACAAAAAAACATTACGTTGGAATAACATCTCAAACTCTTCAAAAAAGAAAAAGAGTCCATAAGCACAACGCTCTTACAAAAAATCTTCCAAATTATTTTTACAGATCTATTAGAAAATATGGATGGGATAATTTTATATGGAACATTATAGAAGATGATGTGTATGACTTTGCAATTTTGAATTCTAAAGAGATAGAGTATATTGAAAAATACAATGCCTTCACTAATGGTTATAATATGACGATTGGAGGTGATGGTACAGTTGGTTACAAGCATACAGAAGAGGCTAAAAATAAAATATCCAACGCAACCAAAGGAATTGCAAAAGGTCCAATGTCAGAAGATCATTACAATAAAATTTCTAAAATTAATAAATCTAGATGTGGAAAAACATATGAAGAATTGTATGGCGTGGAAAAAGCAACAGAATTAAAGGCGGGTTTATCTAGATATGCTAAAGAATTACATGATAATCAGAATCATAAAGAATGGCTGAAAATGTCATACGATGAGAAATATAATGAAAAAGCAGAACAAATTAAATCTAAAATGTCCACAACGCATAAAAATAAATTAGTAAACGGAAAACGTGCGAACATTAGTGAAGCTGGCCTACAAAGAATGAGAGATTCTAAACTTGGATCAAAAAATAATAATTATGTTGAGGTTGATATCGAATCACAGGAATTAATAATTCGTTTATATAAAACATATGGAAAAATAGTTCCAGAAATTTTACACGAATCTGGATATAGTAAACATGTAATTAAAAGATTTTTAAAGGATATAAAAATATATGCAGGAAGAAAAAAATACAAAGATGGTAATTGTAGTAAGAAAATTCCCAAATCTTAGGACTGGAAAATATTGTAGTCAAGTCGCCCACGCCTCAATGGCCTTCCTTACAAAAGGTGGTGGCGTTTACTGCAATCTTGGAACTGGTATCCCACAAGTCAATTACTTTATGTCTTCAGTTGAAGACTATCATGAGATGGAGATCAACCACTGGCTTCGTAACTCCTTCCGTAAGATCTGTGTCTATGTCAACAGCGAAGAGGAACTTGAAGCAGTTCATCAGAAAGCTCTTGACTCTGGATTGGTTTCACATATGATTGAGGACAACGGAGCAACTGAATTCAACGGTGTGAAGACCAAGACCTGTTGTGCAATTGGTCCACATGTTTGCTCTAAATTCGCTGATATTACCGACCATCTGCCATTACTATGAAAGAAAAAACACTATACTATCTTGTGGCATGGAGCGATGACCGATCCACATCATATTCATATGTATCGGTCGAGGATATTCAGAAAGATTTTGATAAGTACTCACACAATCGTTGCACAATCTACAAAAAAGTGGATAAAGAAGAACTACTAAATTTTGATCGTGAAGAACTGCCATTACTATGAATAATCCACATATCAGCAAAGAAGCTTTCCAAAAAATCTGGAACGAAACATTAGGTCAAGTTGAAGATTTGGAATTTGAATGCTCTCCTGAAGTTAAAGAACATCTTATAAAAATTTCAAATGGTGAATACACCGATGAAGAAATTATAGAACATCTACAATTAGACATTTATATTAAACTGCCAATGCCTCAGAAATTTATTACGGTTGATTTCGATGTTAAGGAACTCTAATAAAATAAATTATGAAACCAGTAAAAGGACAGAAATACGAAATCTCTTACAAGGGACCATTCTTTTATAATGATTATTTCGGGGAAGCTGTTTGTAATGGCAAAACCGAACAGAATGTGAACCCTGATGGCAGCACTGAAACTTGGTATGGTTTTGATCTCCCCACGGAAGATGAAACCACATGGTTTGCTGAACAGGATATTGTTGGAATGGTAATTGAATAAAATTATGAGCGAAATTAACTACAAAACACACAAACGAGTAAGACTAGAAGATCTCCCAGATGTCGAATACTTTGATTGGGGTAATGGAGAAACTCTCGAAGAGTTCATCGAATACTTCGTAAAACTCAATGAAGCTGCTAAGAAAGCAGGAGTAGTAAAAACCTTGGTTGATATTAGTACTGGTGATGGATATCGTGATATCGATGGTTGGATTCCAAAAACTCCAGAAGAACTTGAACAAGATCGTCTTGTTCAAGAAAGATATGATGCTACTCTCCGAGAACGAGAACTGAAGGAGTTGAAACGTCTGAAAGAAAAGTATGAAGGAGCGTAAACCTACTGACTATGGTGACTTCACCGAATATCAAGTTCGATGCTTGATTGCTGAATATTGTAAGAGTGTGACTCTTGGAACTACAGGGTGGGGAGTATCATTCAAAGATTGGGTGGAACTCCGAGGCATTGCTAAACACGATGGTATGTTTCGATTGATTGCTCTAAGTCATGAAGAGAAGTGTGAAATAGTCGAACCAGCAATTGAAAACAGCGACGAAAAAAAGACCATATTCTCCCCTTTTGGATTTGAAATTAAAGAGTAATGAAAAAAAAGACTAAACCAGCCGATGCTACAGAACGACAGCTAATTGTCGAAGAGTTACTTCATATCGGAACATGTTTTGATGCTACTAAACTTTCGGAAATCATTTCTTTCCTACAAGAGCAACAAGATAAATTCACCAAAGAAGGATTTAACAACATTCAGCTAAAGTTTGATTGGGCTGGTTATGATTCTCCATATGAACTTTGTATTTATGGAGAACGGTTAGAAACTGATAGTGTTTACTATGAACGATTAGCTCGACATCAAGAAAAACTTGAGAAGGAAATCCTCAAAAAACAAAAACAAGAAGAACAGAAACGTAAAAAGGCTGAAAAAGAAAAAGAATCTGAACTTGCTCTTCTAGCAAAACTGAAGGAAAAGTATGAAAAGTGATATCATCTGGCCCCCAGATGGAAGTCTCATTTCTTATAGGAATGAGATATACTTTATTAGTAGAGGACTGGATGGCAGAATTGTAACAAATAAAGATGGAAATTGGTATTTTATTAAACGGTTAAAATGGAAAACTTTTAAAATTTTATATTTAAATGAAAAAACCTCGTAAATTAACACCACCTCCAGTAGATACTCGTAAAGAACTTTATTTTGAAATTAAAGAAAGCGTTCAACGAGATTATCATAGCAATGAACAATTTGGAGAATGGGAAACCATCAAGAATTGTCGATTGACTAAAATTTCTCGTAATAAAGATCTATTGAGCAAATATGACTTCTCAGCATATAAGGTAAATGATGAAGTATATAATGCTCAGAATCTTTATGTTGTAGTTGTAACATACAGTAGCGGTGATTCATTTGGTCGTTCGGAGGGTAATTTAGCAGTTGCTTTTGTCACTGAAAATTCTCAGGAAGCAATTGAATGCCGAGATGCTATCCTCGAACAGGAAGAGTATGAGTATGAAAATCGATATTCTTTCATAGATAAAACTGGAAAGAAACCAAAGTGGGATGATGTGTTTAGTGATCATCCGAAGAGTGTGTGTGATGGATACTCTCCTTGGAGCGGTCATTTTGAGCATGTGACTTCTGTTGACATTGAATTTTTACCTGTGATGGGGTAACTCTATGAGCACTGAAATCTACTACACCTACGCTTCCAAAAAAGAACTCCTTGACATTGGGGTGAAAGAGGATACAATCTTCGAAAACATCAGCGAACTCTCCGAGCTTGATAATTCATCAACTGGCTTGAATCAAGCAGAACTCACAAATGAACAATGCATTGCTTTAATTCCTGTTGGTGAATATTGCTATACTAGAGTCGCTGACGAACATAGTAAATATGACGGATTCTTAAGAACTAAAATTTGTCCTTTCTGGGATAAGATTATTGACTTCCCCAAACAAAACAATGGATACTGTC